AACTCCCACAGATACGCCAACGCCAACGCCAACGCCAACTCCCACAGATACGCCAACGCCAACACCAACGCCAACTCCCACAGATACGCCAACGCCAACACCAACGCCAACTCCCACAGATACGCCAACGCCAACATACAATTTGGCAATTGATCCCGTTTTGCACGGAGTTGCCACTTTTGGTCTTGGACCAGAATATGTGATACCGTATAATTATAAATTTGTAAACGGTGAAAAGGTGATGTTGACCTGCACACAAAATCATTATAGTTTTGACTATTATGAAATTCGTTATCCCATAACCATTGCAAATTCAAATTTTTGGTTTGTGACAAATCTAGGTTTTACCGCATCATTTGACCCAAGAACAGAAGTTTCTCTCAATTATAATGGAGATATTGTTGGAAAGAACTCTCTTATTATAGCAAGATATAGATAAGTTTCATATACTTATTCGTATATATGAAACCTAATATCTCTGAAATTGGAAAAATTGTAAAAGACATGACCAAAGATGTCACGTCTGCACCAAACTATAATGCAGCTGCTGCTGAAATTGTGAAGCAAGGTATTGTTGACAAGACCAATGCTCGCATGGGTTATCAAACAGTTTTGACCAAGCCACTGGGTAGAGTAACACCACCAAAGACATTATAAAGTTGGTGCGATATAATCGCGGTATAGGCATATATTTATATGTATGAGCAAACCTAGACTGCCATTAGACATAGAGTTTTTATTAGAAAACGTTTTAGATGAAACGCCGGACACTGTATATAATCAAGACGACGAATGGGTTGCTGATTATAAGGACCGTGACGGTGTTGCGTTTATGCTAACTCCAAATTTTTCTGCTATATGTAGACGCGGAGTTCATTTTGACATTGTTGACGCTTTAAGATTTGCATATAACAATTTAGATAAACTAGAAAACGATGTTGCATTAAAAGACGAATTAAAATTTTGGTCTGTAAAAGTGGCAAACTTAAAAGGTTTGCGTAACGATTTAAAATCCGGACCAATGGCTGATTATTTTAGCAAACCAAAAAGTTCCGAAGCAGTTTCTGTTAGAAAAATTCCGGGTACAATCTCCGGTCGTCTTTGGATTAATAGAAAAATAATTTCATTTTGGAACAACTCAAAAACAGTTGTAAAAAACTGGGATATGGTAAAGGATCTTTTTATTGAAAATAGTTTGATGGTTGGAAAATTGGAAAATTATAGAGTTGATTGGATAGAACGAGCTTTAAATAGTCGAGGCAGTCCTATGACACCGGCTGGCAGTGTGACAAGTGACACTAAAAAAGATGATCCAAATCAAGGCGACTTTATAGCAAAACTTTTTGGTGATAAAAATAAACTACAATCACTTCCTCAAGAAAAACTGGATGATATTGTAAAAAAAATTCATCTATTATCACCAGCAAAAAAAAGAGAAGCATTGCTGGCAATGGGATATAAAAATATTAAGGCTATAGAGATTGCTGAAATACTTGGTATGACCGTGGCAGAGTTCAATAATATAATGAACGTCAACGAGTCAATAAAGTTGAGCGAGATTGTTAAAAAATTACAAAAATAAATTTATGTCAAAGTATATAAGACCATATGGCAATCCAAACGGAAACGTGTTTGGCAAACTCGGTGAAACATTATATACATAAAATATATGAACAAACCTAGATTGCCATTTGATATAGAATTTTTGTTGGAAAGTATATTATATGAATCTCCTGACAGAATTGATTTGTCAGGAAATTCAAATGATAAAACAAAAAAATCTGATGCAGAAAGACTAAACAGTCTTGGTGCAGCTGTGCCAAAAACTGGTGCAACATTCAAATATTTATCTGATGATGATTATGCGTTTTTCTTTGATGTTGAAACTGGTGTAATAATGTATGCAGAAAAAAATACCCATGGCAGCATGGAGGAAATGTTGCAAAATGCCGCACACAAAGCCACTTTATATGCCGCCACGTTCAAAAACATGTATAACATCAAACGTGATGTGTTTGGTAATATATCTGCATATTCATACCACGAGAAAGAGGATGACGGTGATGATGCAGCAACTGTGGGGTTTGTTGGATTGCAGCAACAAGGTGATGATGTTGAAACAGTTAGAAATTATTTACACAACAACAGAATACGTTTTCGTCAATTGAATATTCGAGGTAACTGGGACGATTCAGCCACTGTTCCGGCTGGTAGAATTTGGGTCAAAAAAAATGCAATTAGTTTTTGGAACAGCAAGGATGAAATTGTAAATGAAAATTTCCAACGTGTTGAAAAGTTGATGAGTGCAATGAAACTTGATAAAACAAAGTTTGCTTATGAATTTATAGACACGAAAGGTTTGTTTGCATATTCAGAACTTGTGGGCAATTCAAACAAAGAAAAATTGAGTCCTGAAGAAATAAAAAAACTATTGGCGGCTCAACATCTGGATTCAAAAGCAAAGAAAAAATTGGCTGGATCAACATATAAAGCAGATCACTTGAAAAAAGGTGCCAAAGGATTTGATTATGCTGCTCAAGCAAATGCAGCTGTACCAGCACTGGAAGGTCATATCAAACTAAAAGATTTGATAAATGAAGATCCGGACGAAGTGGTTGATATGACAGGTCAAGAAATTTCTGACTGGACAGATGCAGATGCTGTTGCTTTTATTATCACAGAAAAATGCAGCATCATCAATATGGGTGGAGTGCACAGTGACATTATGGATGCAATGGAAAATTTGTATATATATTTACTGGACCGCCCAAGTGCCAACGACGCAAGTTTGCAAAGAAGACTTGAAAAGAATGGCATGGCTACCGACAATATAGTTGCGTTAAGAGAATTGTTGACGCAACCAAGTGCATTTCATGAATATTTAAAAAATGGTGGCAGATCCGGAAACCAAGGTATCAATGTCAGAACCATACAAGGAACAATTTTTGGTCGTTTGTGGTATAGAAAGAAATTGATGAGTTTTTGGATCACTACACAAAAAGTTGTGAAAAATTGGAATTGGGTAAAAAACTTTTTCAACAACATGAACAAATTAACTGGAAACTTGAATGATTATGAAATTGATTGGTTGGAAAGAAGTCGTAATGCATCAATGACGCCATTGACCAAAGCAAGTGATGTTGATGCCAACACTGGCAAGCCAGATGCAAATCAAAAAGATTTTATTTCTACACTGTTTGGTGATGTAGAAAAAATCAAATCATTGCCACCAGAAGAAATTGAAAAATTGAATAAAAAAATTCATCTATTACCACCATCAAAAAAACGTGAAGCATTGTTGGCAATGGGATACAAAAATATAAAAGCAATTGAAATTGCAGATGCACTTGGCATGACTGTGGCAGAATTTAATAACATCATGAATGTGAATGAAGGAGATATATAATTTATGGTAAGAACAATACCACTATATGGAAATCCAAATGGCCAAATTTTTGGTACAATAGGTTCATTGATAGAAATGAACGATGGATTGAAATATGTGAAAATATCCGGAGATTCTTCCAATGTTGGATGGCAAGTGTATAATGTTGCACCAACACCCACGCCTACGCCTACGCCAACTGCAACGCCAACTCCGACTGCAACGCCAACTCCGACGCCAACTCCGACGCCTACACCAACGACGGGTGGATCAACGCCAACGCCAACGCCAACAACATCAACGCTGTCAATAACATATCAAACTCCGGATAATCAAACAGTGAGTGTTGGTTATTCGGTAGCGGGTGCTACTGTTTACGCTCCGGCTGGAGGAGCGTACACGGTGACTTGGGTAGTTTGGAACGGTAATGGTAGCCACAGTCCTAGAACTGTTTCAACTATCGGCGGAACTTTAACTGCGGGTGCGATACAAGGTTTTTCCGGTCCATCTGCAATCGACGGTACTTTCACGGACAATGGTTCTGTCCACTACAACGACAGTGGTGGGGCGGGGTATTATAAATTTACAATAACTGTTGGTGCTGTTTCTATAAATACCGGATTTATTAGAGTAAATACACAAACCGTGACACTGGTTGGCACAGAGGAATGCAACTGCGCGTGCAAGGATGGTGGGGGTAACGTGGTTGGAACTTGGACACAGGGTGATACAATTTGCGAAGATGATTGCTGCAACTATGACTGCGATAATAACGGTGTGGGTTGCGTGGATGTGACCGGTGACATATCGCAATGCTGTAAGCGTTGTTGTGGCGGCGTTGATGAATATGACAACTGCGATTCTGCTGGTACGGCGTGCGGTCTGAAGTGCTACACTGACTGGTATTGCACCAGTGGAGATCGTATTTGCGAAACGTGCGATGTTTATGGATATGGTACTGTGAACAATCCACAGTTTTAATAAAAATTATTTATGAACCCAGAAAATACAGACAACAAAAATTTCCCATCATTGTTTGTTCAGGCTGAAAATTTAGTAAAGCAAGCAATATCCAGCGGCACAGACGCTTTGAAAGGAAAGCCGTTGGTCGCATCCACAGAAAAAGCCAAAGCTAGGCTGGACATATGTGCTGCATGTGAATTTTTTCATCAGGGCCGTTGCTTAAAATGTGGATGTTTTATGAATAAAAAAGCTCATTTGGAATCTGCCCAATGCCCACTAAACAAGTGGGGAGATTTGCAAAACCCATATTTACAGAAGTCAATCGCTGTGAACATTGATGATTTTCCTTCGCAAGAAAGAGAAACTATTCTTGCAATAGCCAATCATGCTGCTGATATTGGTAATACATTTTATCATAACAATATACCTTACAAGTCAAAGAAAAATGAAGATGGTGGTGTGAGTATATTTTTATACAACAATGAACCAAGGCGGCACACAGGAACTATTACTTCGGGTTTTACTGCCGAAGAATTGATAGAATTTAACCAATTGGTTCGAACATCAAAAAACACAGAAGATAAAGTGTTTTCTTTCAAAGACTCAAATTATAAAATCACCGTTGATGGAAACAAAATATCCATAAAGTATGCTTAATATATTAACTATTGATTATCGCGACGGCATTATCACAATTTATGTCTAACACAATTGCATCACATGGAGCACCATCGGGTAGCGTATTTGGAAAACTTGGAGAAATTATTGGCACAGACGAAGGACTCGCTTATCTAAAACGAGAATTTGATTCTCGTAATATTGGCTGGGGAGATCCGTATGTTTCAACCACAACACCGACGCCAACTCCCACCCCAACGCCAACTCCAACAACTGGTGGAAACACGTTTCCACCGTTTTCTTGCGATGAAATACAAGTCACCGGTTCAACAAAATGCTATGGTAATGAAGTAAAGTTGGTGTGGCGATTGGACTCACAATCTGTTACAACATGCAGCCTGAGTTGGGACCGTGCCGCAACAGCACTTGATCCTGTGGTTTTCGGTGGAAATGTAGTCGCAGCAACATTAACAAGTGGACAACAATCTTATATATTTAAATCAACTAAACAGGCTGACACATATATTATTTCATATATGCGCACAACAAATGTTCCAGATACTGTAAGAATGCAGGTGCGTACATCTTTTCCGTCGCGTGCCGTGAAAAAGGCACAACTATTTTCATATCGTTCTGGTTCATACACAACAAATTTGAAAGTTTTTAATGCTTTTGGATATTATCAATATCATACCAGAAATCTTACTACAGGTGGATCTGATAATGTCAGTCAAATTATCAGTGGCTCCGTAACTCAATTTTTAACAGGTTCTGGAGCATTTCCATGTGTTGATTTGTTGGAAGTTGTGAGTTATGATGATGTTTTTTCATTTGATCCAGAAGATGTTGTGGACTGTGTTGCCGCACCAACTCCAACTCCAACAGCAACGCCAACAGCAACGCCAACGTCCACTCCGACACCAACACCAACGCCGACACCAACTCCAACAGCAACTGCGGGTGGATCAACCCCAACGCCGACACCAACTGGTGGAACAACCCCAACACCGACTCCCACACCAACAGCAACGCCTACGCCTACGCCTACGGCAACGCCTACACCGACGCCAACGGCCACTCCGGTTCCAAGTCAACGAATATGGATGGACTATGATTCGGTTGGTCGAGTATCTGCATCGTGGGAGAATTCCGGTGGAGGATCGACGAATGTGTCTTCAACTGGAACTCCATACACCACTGCTGTTGACGGAGTTTGTATTGTTCAAAATTCATTGCGTCTTGTGTATGGAACAAATTTGAGAACTTCCGCATGTGCATCAACATCAGACCCAAGAAACGATGCTTCGCGTCAAATTGATGCAACTTGCAATCAGCAGGGTTATTACAATTTTGATTATACCGACTCGTATGGTGTAACCAGAAACGCAAGTAGCACGTCCGGAACTCCAAATGGAAAAGTATATTCTGTTGCGTGTGGAGTTGCGATAACAGCCCAGTACACAGGAACCGCTGCCACGTCATCTCGTGTTTGTTAATACTTTATAGTAAATAATGTACGGCACAATCCTTTGATATAAAACATAGGATTTCTCTTTAAATATATACATTTTATTATGCACAAACAATGCATACCAGCATGCCTCATTCTATCAAAAAATGTGTATATACTATTTTTCACTTGGGGTTATTATAAATAGTATATTTACGAAAAAAGTGGTTGACTTTTATTAAATGTGCGGACAGTATATACAAGATGAATAAAACATCCAATACAACTAAACAAACTCGCGGCGTTGGTCGTCCCAAGAACAATGTTTCTGTAGACACTGAACAGCCTGTTAAGATGGTTGGTCTACCAGCCATGATTGAGCCCACAATTCATGACATTACAGACGAACTGTCTATGCTCGACAGTTATGCCTATTCTCAGTATAACGACTAAAAAAAAACAAAAAGTATGCAAAATAACACAGTTGACAATCAAACTGAAACTACAATGTATGCCATTTTTCGGAACGGCATCCGCGTGAGCGATTCGGAGTATGACTCCAAGCTAGACGCCCAAAGGGAGTATGAGTATTGGGCGGGTATTATCAAGCGTAATCCGGATGGTAGCAAGCTTGATGTTCGTCAACTCAACTATCGTCGTTAATTTATGAATGGACTAAAGCAAAAAATCCTGCTGGCAACCTCCGAGGACGAGGTGAAAAGTCTGCTGGCAGAAGGTAAAACATACGAGTTTGCCAGTCGCAGGACTCGCAACTCGTGGGTAAATGCAGCACGCAGAAAGTCTGCTGGTGAGAAGTATGTTGCCACCAAGACCGAGAGGCCCAAGAAAAAGGCTCGCCGTAGCCGATAAAATATAGGGGAGCATATGCTCCCCTTTTTTATTTATGAAAAAATTGAACAATAAAGATTTCGATTGGTTGTCAATGCAACTTTTGAGCGTCAATCCATTGTTTGATGGTATGTGGAAAACATTTGAACATATGGTATTTAACAAAGACACTGAGAGTGTTGAGTTAGAAATACACAACAATAATTTTAGAATTGTTGCTAATCCAAATTTTTGGAAGAAATGCAACGATACAAAAAAAGTATTTGTTATTTGCCATGAAATGTGTCATGTTATGTTTGGTCATTGGCTAATCAATCCAAAGCATGACAGAGAATGGTCAAACATAGCACAAGACATTGTAGTAAATGAATATCTTTCAACAATGTTTGATACAGAAAAAATTGGAGACGATTTTGTTACTATAAAAAGTGTATTCAAGCACAAATCCGACATGATTGAACGCAGAATGGATTATACTTATTATTATAAACTTTTGATGAAGTGTATATAATAGTTACGGCAGTTCCTAAACTTTTTGCTTTGTCAACTAAATTAGGTTCTTTTCTATTTTCCATGATACTTATATGTGGTGCTAAATCCAAATAAAAAAATCAATATTCCAAAAGAATTTACGCTACTTGGACACAAATATACCGTAGTTATAAAAAAAGATTTGTTTGAAACAGAAGATTGTTACGGAAACGCGGACGAAGACTTGAAGTTGATTCAAATTCAAGATTTGGGAGAAGTAACAAAACGGTATAAAGAAGACGGCAAAATGGTGGAACGAAAGTTGATCATTACAGAAGAAACAATGATAGAAACATTTTTTCACGAAGTTGTGCATATTATATTGGATTCCACAGGGGAACTAAAACTTTCTCAGAACGAAAAATTTGTTAATATGATGGGTAAAGCATGGCTAGAGATATATTTATCTTCAGTATATGAAAAAGACTCCGCGTAAAAAGAAGTCTAATAAAGTTTTAAATTCAAAATATGAAGTTGTTGAACTTCCATGTGATAATTCCGAAATGGAAAAGTATGTTCTGGAAAACAGAAAAGAAATAAATATCAATATTGTAAATACAATAGAGTATGCTATATCAAACAAACTTGGAGGAATAGAATTATTCTGTTTTAAAAATTCAAGTTTTGTGGTGGTCTTGCAAAGAAAAGATTTCAAGGAAAGTTTAGAAACCGTCTTTGAGTTCAGTATGGACCATCAACAGTTTCAAATTTGTGCAAGAATTAAAAAAATCATAAGTAAATTGGATAAATTGAGTACTATATTCACATACAAAAAAATAAAAAAATAATATGTCAAAACAAAAACGACTGAGCAACAAGAAGAAAAATAACGCACCAAGCCAAACTCCAACTTCATCTCAACAAACTACTAAAGATAAAAGTCCAGTCGTTCATCAAAGAAATAAAATAGATCATTATTTAACCATATTGCACAGAGAACTAACTCCAAAGCAGAAAGCTTTCATTGAGTTGGCAATGGATCGTAAAGTAAAACTGTTGCTCATATCTGGTCCGGCAGGTTCTACAAAAACATATTTGTCTGTACTAGCATCATTGATGCTCATGAATGAGAAAAAAGTAAGTGATATACTTTATGTAAGAAGTATTGTTGAAAGTGCAGATGTTAAGATGGGTACATTGCCAGGTGAAGCCGAAGACAAATTGTCTCCATTCAAACGACCACTAATAGACAAAATGGATGAACTTCTGCCAAAAGAAGATATTCAATATTTGATAAAAGAAAACAGAGTAGAAGGATTGCCAATTGGATATTTGAGAGGATTGAACTGGAATGCAAAAGCTGTGGTTGGTGATGAATTGCAGAATTGCACACAGAAAGAATTGATTACTATGATGACAAGAACTGGAGAATTTTGTAAAGTATTTATGTGCGGAGATCCACAGCAATCTGACATTGGAACAAGGTCTGGTTTCAGAGATATATTCAATCTGTTCAATGATGATGACAGCAAAGAAAATGGCATATATACATTTGAATTCACAGATGATGATATTCTTCGCAGTGCATTGACCAAGTTTATTGTAAAAAAGATAAAGACCTTGGGATGATATAAAAAGTTCTTGTTATAAAATGATCTGATTGATATATATTTTTCAATTAGATTGATATTTATAATGAAAAGATACTATGTCTAATCAGAAAACATCTCAACTTCGCAGGGTAAGTGGTAGCCAGCTTGTTTATGGCGATTTGATTCCGTTGATTGATGTTAGTGAAAACACATCGCCAACCGGAGAAACCAAAGCAATTTCTGCTGGTGATTTGGCTTCATATGTTGTATCTGGTGGATTCTTGGAAGTATTCACGCCAATGCATGGCTATCAATCCGCTAATGGACTTGTGTTTGACCAAAATATTGCACCGGAGTCAGATTTGAATTTGCGTTGTTATGGAGAATTTCCAGAAGTTGGAACAGAATTTAGTTTGATGGTTCGTGCATTTATTCCTTCTTCCATGTATCCCGATCCACCAGTATCTCGTGCAATTTTTGGTATAGGAGAATCTCAAGAAACACTAACGTCTGGCAGTCTGGTTGTGTCTGCCAGTCAAGCCGCATATATTGGAATGGAAGACAATGATTTGATTTGTTATACATACGATGGAATTGCTGAGAAAAAAATCCCAGTGACCAATTTTATGTGTGATTACGAAGACAAAGTTTTTGAGGCAGTTCTAACCAGAGATTCTTCTGGTACTTTGAAGTTGTATTTGAACAGTACATTGATTGGTACATTGAGCGGTTCTGCAACACCAATTTCATCATCATATGTGGTTATGGGCAATGGACATTCTACTGCGTTCAATATTGATTGTACCATTTATGAAGCTCATGTATTTAATACAGAATTGACCGCCAACAAAATTAAAAGCATGTTTTATAGTGGTGTAAATAATTCAGATACAACATTGATTGCTTCTTATACTTCACCAAATTTAAATCCAGGACCAACTCAATGGTTGGATTCAAAAGGAACAAATCATATTTTATTACCAGTGTCTGGTGCAAGAGCAAGCAATCCAGATAAAGAATTTAGTTTGAGATTCAAGAGTGATGGAACATCTAGTTATCTTGGAAATGGAACAGAAAGAGATATTCTTCCAGATAATTATGTTTTGACAGATGCATTTGTTTATTCAACTGGTTCTCCATTGTTGTCAATTGGATCAACATCTTCTGTTGCGCCAGTTGGAGCAAGTGGAATACATTCATGGAACAACAATAGAGTTCCATTGACCAATGCAATTTACAGCAGAAACAATCTGCAATTATTGGAATTGGGTGTAGCACATACTGATAAATCAATTTATGTGTTTTATAGTTCAAGTGCAGCACCATGCACATTTAGTTTTGAAGGATATATTTCTGATTATGGTCCATCAACATATTTTCCACCAGCACCTGTAATCGTAAGCAGTTTGTATGAAACTGCAACAAATACTATACCATATAGTTATCAAATTTTGGCTACAAATTATCCACTGATTTATAGTGCATCCAATTTACCAAATGGTCTTTCGTTGAATAATTTAACCGGTGTTATTTCTGGTACTCCATCCGCCGCTGCAAATATATACTATGTTCATCTGTTTGCTGCAAACTATGATGCAACTGGAAGTGCGTTTATGACCATGTCGCTGGCACCTGCTCCAACACCAACACCAACACCTACTCCGACAGCAACGCCGACGCCTACTCCGACAGCAACACCTACACCAACCAGTGGTGCAACGGCAACTCCTACGCCAACCAGTGGCGCAACAGCAACGCCGACGCCGACTCCGACAGCAACCAGCGTTGGACCAACAGCAACACCGACAGCAACCAGCGTTGGACCAACAGCAACACCGACAGCAACGCCGACAGCAACAGCAACGGCAACGCCGACCCCAACGGCTACATCACAGACACCATTCGTAGATGTTGGATTTATAATAGAACCCTCTCCTGGTAGATTTGACGTGCATTCTTCGGCATATGCATACTCACAAACATTTAGTTCACATACAATAGAATTGAAGTCTGCCGCATCGGAAGCCGGTCTTGCCGCTGCGGGATATGTTGCAATTGGAACAAACAACGCTCCTCCAAGCAATGTTCCCACAAACAGCGATTACTTGATTGTTATAAATGCCCAAACTGGGATCGGATCGACTCCTCCGTATTGGATCAGAGCCAGAGCAAGCGTTACAACTAATACCGGAACTTATTATAGTAGTGAACAAACTTACAATTTTGGGACCGGTGTACCAATGACGGCAACGCCGACGCCAACAGCAACGGAAACACCAACGGCAACACCAACGGCAAGTCCGACTCCGACGCCGACCCCAACAAACACGGCGGGCGGTCCAACTGACACGCCAACAGCAACACCAACGGAAACGCCAACTCCAACCGACACGCCAACAGCAACGGCAACTCCCACTCCGTCTCCGACCCCAACAAACACGGCGGGCGGTCCAACTGACACGCCAACAGCAACACCAACGGAAACGCCAACTCCAACCGACACGCCAACAGCAACGGCAACGGAAACGCCAACTCCAACCGACACGCCAACAGCAACACCAACGGAAACGCCAACTCCAACGCCAACGGAAGCGCCATGTCATTTATGGACATCTACGGGCGATGGACAAAGTGTAGTTATGAGTGGCGCGGGCTGTGGTGGTGGCAATATCAACGGGATGTTTAACACTGGTGATACTATATGCTTGGCGAGCGGTTTCTCGCCAGCGGGATCTTGGACTGACGGCGGCGGGGGATCTTGCTAATAAAATTAACTCCTATGCTAACATACAACGAAATTCAAGACGCATTGATGTCAAACCCCCCTACCAAAGTTGCCATTAGCAGCGGCGGCGAAGATATTCCTATATACGGCGCTGGAAAAAGCCCCGCGAATCCATATATCTGGGTATCCCCGTATAACGACAATGCATTTAAAATAACAGAAGAACATGCAATTAAAATTTTACCATAAATTGTATCAAATCACACAGCGTCGGAAGACGAACTTTATTACAACTCGGTCTTATAAAATTCTGCCGGTGCGTTTTTAATGTTGTTTTATATATTTCATCAATTATTATTTATAACTTGTATATATACAAGTAAACACTATAAAGGTTATATATGAATGATTTAATATTTGTACAAATTGCGTCGTATCGTGATCCAGAGCTTGTTCCTACAATAAAGGACATGATCTCCAAATCAAAATATCCAGAGAAACTGACCTTTGGTGTTTGCTGGCAAAAAGATGATACAGAAAATATGGACGAGTTTCTTAATAACCCAGCATTCAGAATAGAAGCGTATGATTATACTCAAAGCCAAGGATTGGGGTGGGCAAGAAACATCACCAACAAGTTGTATCGTGGTGAAAAGTATACATTGCAAATAGATAGCCATCATCGTTTTGTACAAGATTGGGATGTTTTGGTGCTCGAAGATTATGCACAGGCTTTGACCATGTGCAAAAAGCCAATCATCAGTACATATTGTACCCCGTTTGATACTCACGAGCCTGTGGAAAAAGCAAGTCAAGTTCCTTCATTAATGTCTCAATATGAGTTCAGCAATGACAAGCTTTTGATGAGTATGCCACATTACATTGGTGATCACAAAATTCGCAACAAAGTTATTCGCGCTCGTACACTCAGCGGACACTTCTATTTTGTTGAGGGAAAGTTCATTGAAGAAGTTCCATACGATCCAAACATTTACTTTGGTGGATATACTGAAGAAACAACTATGAGTGTTCGTGCGTTTACTCATGGGTATGATTTCTTTAGCCCATATCGTATGATCATGTGGCACGAATATACTCGTAAGTATCGTCCAAAACACTGGGATGATCACGGTAAAGAAAGTGCCACCAAGAAGACCAGTGGAGAACGAGATGTGTATGCTCGCAACAAGACTCGTCAGATGTTTGGACAAGAGGAGCATAATATTGAAATGGGAATTTATGGTCTTGGAACTGAACGCACACTGCATGACTATGAAGTGTATGGTGGATTTAATTTCAAAAAATGTTTGATTCAAGATTACACATTGTTGGTAAAAGAAGCGCCCAACCCACCCGATTGGGAAGAACAGTTCAAAAAGCTAAAAGTCAAAATGAATGTGGCATGGGATGTTGGACATTTTATATCGGAAGATATCGGAGATTTTGAATTCATTACTCTCGGAGTTGTTGACAAGTATGATACAAATTTGTATCGTGTTGATTTTAAACCAGTGACACATCCAGAAATTTTTCAATACAAAAAAAGTTCGTTGGATATTAATATAATATCGGACAACAAACCCGAAAAGCTAATTATGTATTCATTTAGCAAATCTAAACAGTGGGGTCAACGCTATGAAAAGAAACTATGAGAATCGCATTCATTGTTGTTGGAAACGTTGAGAGGGGAGGTCTAATCAACGGGGAGAGTATAAGATATGGCGGAACCAGTGCATCTGGAACGGATTCAAGTGCCATATTGGTTGCGGAATATCTATCAAAAGTTGGACATGATGTTGTGTTTGCGGTTGAAGGTGTCACCGATTTTGGAATCTGCCGTGGAGTCAAATATACCAACTTGAAGTTTGACACGGTTGATAATAAGGAGTTTGATGTTCTAGTCAGTTGCCTGTGGTTTGACAAGTATAACGATTTAAACATAAAAGTTACAAAATCTTTGATTTATTGGTGCCATTTGGCTTGGATGTATGGTATTAAAGAAATGACGGAATATGCAAAAGAAAATAATCTGCATCTTGGAATTGTTCATGTATCTGAATGGGAGAAGAAACACAACAACCAAACAATTGAGGTCATGCGCAGAGACTATAAAAATATCAGTCAAATTACTATTCCAAATTCAATTTGTGTGGATGTTGTTGAGGAAATATTGAAAGAGAAAATACAAAAGAAGTCAAAAAAAACCATCTTTCACGCACAGTGGTCAAGAGGCGGACCAACCGCACTTGAGATTGTAAAACGTCTTGGTTGGGATGAGTCCAATTTCACTTCATTTGATTATTTAAATACCGCCGGTGGTCGGGTAGATAAAAAACAATTGTTCCGAGAGTTGGCGGAAAGTGAATATTTTATATTTCCAAGTTTCACGCACGGACGGCTTGTTTACAAGGACACTTTTTCTTGTGCTGTCGCAGAAGCACTTGCGATGGGAGTTATTGTCGTGGCATATCCATTGGGGGCTTTACCAGAATACTACAACAACTATTGCGAGTGGGTCGATTTTCCGGTTGGAACGGATTTGGAAAAAATTAAGTCCGAGAAGGTGTCAGAACTTCCGGCGATGGGAAATACGGATAATATGACGGATGCTGTTAACCGGATGGAAATGAACTTGGAAAAAAAGAAGGCACTTTCATCTAACGGCAATTCCATCATAAATTCTTTTAACATAAAAAAAATAGGTCCGATCTGGGAAATGTATCTGAAAAATCCCACCGTTCCAAAAAAAGATCATAGGTTCTTTGAACTCAAACCTTTCATTGGAGCATCTTCTCTGTCCGTTGTTGAAAAAATAGTATATATAAACTTGGATTCAAGAAAAGATCGATTTGAACAAGCTCAAACTGAATTTCGTAAATACAATATAACAGCGGAGAGATTTCCGGCAGTTTGTATGAGCATAGAAGAGAGCAACGAAATAACGAGAAATGGTGGGGCGACATGGGACATCAATGTGTTAAAAATGGCACAGGATGAATTGGAAAGAAAACTCAGAGCACAGCGGTCTTGTACAAAATCTCACATAGAAATAATAAAAAAAGCCAAAAAAGATGGAACCAGAAACATTTTGATATTTGAAGATGATGTTATTTTCAATGACGAAATTGATTTAAATTTTGAGTTGAGAAACTGTTTATCGGAGTTGCAAGAAAAACAGTGGGATTTGTTTGTTCTTGGGTGCAATCCCAGAACTCCATTCAAACTGGATGGAAAATATTTGGCAAAACTTGGTGGATTTTATAATGCACATGCCGTTCTAGTGAATAATACTGCATATGATGAAATTATAAAATTTCCATTTAATACTCACATAGTAATTGACCAGTTCTATTTTGGAATGTCGATTGAAAATCGCTTCAAAGTTTATACCCCTAAAATTCCACTGGCATATCAACGAGACAGTTTTTCCGATATCGAAGGTCGTACCTACGAAACAAAATATATTCAGAAAGACGCTTATAAAACTTTTCTCACAACATGAGCTATGATTATCTTATAGTAGGTGCCGGATTCTTTGGTGCGATTTGTGCTTACGAACTTAATAAAATAGGCAAGAAAGTTATTGTTATAGATTCTCGTGATCATGTTGGAGGAAATTGTTATACAGAAAACAGAGACAACATAAATCTTCATGTATATGGTCCGCACATTTTTCATACATCAAACGAAGAAGTGTGGAAGTGGATAAATCAGTTTGCCACATTCAACAACTTTGTATATACCCCCGTCGCAAACTATAAAGAAAAATTATATGCTCTTCCATTCAACATGTGGACGTTTTATCAAATGTGGGGAGCAACTTCGGAAATAGAAGTAAAAGAAATTATTGAAAAACAATCATCTGTTATAACAGGCGAGCCGAAAAATCTTGAAGAGCAAGCAATCAAACTTGTTGGACATGATGTATACAACACACTTATTAAAGGTTACACAGAAAAACAATGGAGAAAATCGGCCAAAGAACTTCCTAAAGAAATTATAAAACGACTACCTGTTCGTTATACATTTGATAATAATTATTTCAATGATAAGTATCAAGGTATACCCGTTGGTGGATATACAAAAATATTTGAGAAGTTGCTTGAAGGCATTGAAGTAAGATTAAACACGGATTATTTTACAGCGGAACTACCAGAACACATCAAAGTTATTTATACTGGTCCTATTGACAAATATTTTGGTTATAAGCACGGCAAACTTGAATATAAAACTGTTGAACTTGATCATATGAAAATAAACACTTCAAACTATCAAGGCGTTGCTGTGATAAATCACACAGATAAAGATGTGCCTCACACTCGTACCATAGAACACAAACACTTCGAGAAATCGGACAGCCCAGTTTCTTGGGTTAGCTGGGAAACTCCGGTTGAATATATTCCAGAAAAAACTGAACCATATTATCCAGTGAATGATGCCAAGAATACAGAAATATATAACAAGTATAAAGCAGATGCTTTACTTGAAGATAAAGTTATTTTTGGTGGAAGACTTGGTGAATATAAATACTATGACATGCACCAAGTAATTGCCAGTGCATTGGAGTGTGCCAAACAATTGACATATCTCAATACGTGGCATCCAAACTTATAATTGATATATTTTATTGAGACATGTAGTCTCATGCATGTGACAAAATGATACACATAAAATATGTATTTTTTATTTGTTACGAGGTAAGAGTGTGACATTACATTTGGCACGAAACATGATAATGTGTATGTGCCGATGTTCATAATGAAGTCGGCATAAATAAAGGATACAATAAATATGTCACTAACTAAATACACACGGGATGAGTTTCTCACCCCTTTTGATAGATTGTTTGATGAAGTTTTCAATAACTTCGGAGTAACACCATATGCTGGTTCATATACAAAAACCAGTTTTCCCAAAGTGGATGTGGTTGAATATATAGATAAACTTGTTCTAGAAGCAGATGTTGCTGGACTAGACAAGGAAGATGTAAGTGTTGAACTAGAAGGCGATACTCTCACCATTCGTGGTGGAAAGAAGCCAGCATCAACTGAAACAGACAATAATGCTCGTTATGTTTATAGAGAAATAAAGCGTTCAAGTTTTGTTCGCTCTTTTGCTGTTGGCGAGGGTATTGATAAAAGTAACATAAAGGTTGATTATCAAAATGGAGCAATCAAGATTATATTACCCAGAATTAAGATTGAAGAACAAAAGCCACAAAAAATCAAGTTGCTATAAGATAAATGTTGACAATTGATATATCTTCATACAATATATCAGTCTTAAAGGTTATATAAAGTTCCAATTCTTATGATAATTGGATGGTGGAGGGTGATGTTGAGTTCAACCACCCCTAATTAAGCCCCACAGAAATGTGGGGTTTTTTGTTTTTTTCTATGAGTTGTATATATTTATTGTTATAACTTTATACAAAAATATATGAAAAAATCAGAATTAAAGCAGTTGATTAGAGAAGTTGTGCGAGAAGTATATTCTCAACAAGACGAAGGTCTTGTTGATAAGATTGGAGATTTTTTGACAGATCCAACCGGAAGAAAGAGAAAAGCGGCGGATGCGGAAAGTCGCGAGGAAGAAAAATCTAAAAATGAAAAATTTAAACAATTTAAAGATACGATTCAACATAACTTAAAATCTATTCCTAAATATGTTGAGGCATTTACTGCCAAAGCACGTGAGGTTTATAAAGACGCGGAAGAAGCAAGAGAACGCGGTCACGGTAGGTCCGGACCACAGTATCATCAAGGAAACGGCTATTATTCACGTGACGCTGGTCAAGATTATGAGTATTGGGAAAAACGCACTAAGGAACAAGACGCGGCACAAAAAGATAGTTATGACAATTGGAGAAGAAATTTGAAATCAATAGAACAAAAGTATGAAGATATCAAAAAATTTATTGATTATATTCAGGGACAATTTAGAACTGGTATAAAAGAGCTTGAACAATATGATAGCTATGATTCCGCCAAAAACATGTTTGCAAACTCCGAAGAATACACCAACGACCGGATTGACCGCATAGAGGAATTTCGCAGTGAATATAGTATAAGACCCATAGGATATGAAAATGAATTTAAAAAGCTAGAAAAATTTTAATAACTTAATATAACACACATATTACACAAAGAACCCCAAACATAAAGTTTGGGGTTTTTTGTTTTTTTCTATGAGTTGTATATATTTATTGTTATAACTTTATACAAAAATATATGAAAAAATCGGAATTAAAGCAGTTGATTAGAGAAACCGTTGAAGAAGTGCGCGTCATCAGCGAAGCCAATAAGATTGCAGCATATCTTAAATCAAATCCAAGATTGGTTAAATCGTTAATGGCACATGGTGTATTAACAGAAGCAGAAATGGGTCGTCGTGATTTTCTTAAAAAAATGGGAATGGGTCTTGCTGGGGCGGGACTTACCGCTTCCGGACTTAAGGGAGCTACTACTGGTGAAGGCTTGCCAGATATGAAGAGAGCATACACGGCACTGGACAGTAAATGGGCGCAAGACGCAATAATGAAAGAATTTAATTATGACGATACTCCAAGTTTACGAAAAGCATTCATGGCAGAACTGCGTAAAGTGTTTAATATAATGGAAAAATCTCTAAAAGACGTTTCTTCAAAATCATTTGGCCAAGCTATAGCTGTACGAGTAGATGCTATCAATGACGAAGCCGAGCAGGGTCGCGCACATTCTGGTAAAAACCTAGAAAATTTGGATCTGGGATTAAAACGACTAGTCATTCGGGAACTTGAACGTGTTCAAAAAGATCTGCACTTCGCGTTGGCAGAAATATGTGGTTGGTAATTATTCTAATTAGTTAAATTCAAAATCTAATAACATTATAGTACAATCAACAAAACCCCAAACATAAAGTTTGGGGTTTCTTTTTTATAGTATATACTATACTTATATACTATGAACTTTTTAGCATTTTTAGTATTATTGAGTGCAATAGCAATATCTGCATGCGGTGCATATTTTAGTATCGTTGGATTAAAGTTGTTGTTTGTTGGTGGCGGCATATCCATTATAATAATGGGAATTGCTCTTGAAGTTGGCAAATTTATTACCGCTACGTTTTTAAAACAAAAATGGAATGATATAACTTTGTGGATGAAAACATATATGGTTTTAGCCACAATGATACTTATGCTCATAACATCAATAGGTATATATGGATATTTGAGTGCGGGATATACCGCCACTTCTATTGCTGTACAAGGCTATGAACATCAAATAGAAGCAAATATAACCAATATAAAAGATATTGAGAAAGAAATAGCGTCTTTGAAGACATCAACTTATAATGAAGCAGAAACACGGTCTATCGAGGACAACAGAAAGAAAATAATTGAACAGCGTACTTTGCTTATAAATCAAAAGAATCAGCAAGCAGAAACTATAAGAAAATCAACTGATACAAACAGAGATGCGTCGTCTGATATAATGTCGGCAAAACAAGCATTGGAATTATCTAAATCATCTACAGATTCTGATATTGGTAGAGAACTTGAACAAATCAAGCTGTATAATTCACGACTTGAGATATTGGACAAAGAAGTACAAAAATGGATAGACCAAGGAAGTGGAAACATGTTCAAAAAAGGTGGCTTGGATAAAGCCCGAGAAATCAAACAATCGCAGCAGAAAGAACGTGATGACATTGATGCTCAAATAAAATCTTCACAAGACAGAATGGAAAAACTTCGTCAGCAATATGCTGGTCAAGTAAAAGAATATAATGATCGTGTGGCAGCAATTGAATCTCGTAGCAGATCTCAAAGAAGTGAAATTGACGCTAATATAAAAAATACTGAAAAAGAAGCTGCCGAAATTGCTGCGTCTATAATAGCATACAACAAAGAAACAGATGAAAAGATTGTTGCATTAAACACCAAAAAAGGTGAAATGACTGAACAAAGTAAACAAAAGATAACCGAATATCAAAATAATATACAAACGTTGCGAGCACAAAATACCGAAACACAAGAAAAGATTGTTCATACAGATGTTGGTACATTCAAGTTTATTGCGAAAAGTCTAAACATTCCATTGGACGATGCAGTTAATTATTTTATTTGGGCAATTATTGGAGTGTTTGATCCATTGGCAATATGTTTAATTTTGGCGTTTAATGCATTGATTAAAAAAGATGAAAAATCCGAAAATAAACAACAACCAAAGACTGTGACAGAGCCAGAACCAACATCAACGCCGACTCCGACTCCGACGCCGACACCAAATCCAACCCCGACTGCATCATCCGAACCATCATCCACGCTGGTCGTAGAAAATATTTTGGTACAAGAACCAATTGCAATTGATGCTATATCATCAGAGTCAGTTGATATAGACATACCACACATAGCATCGCCGCCCAAAGCACCAACCGCTCCACACGGAATAAAAAGCGGAAAAGTGTCTCCAAGATAAAATTCTTTAAATTTTATTTTTTATATATTGACAATATAAACATTTAGCATATATATGTGAATTGTATATACGACTATTCACAAAATATGAGTTACAAAATTGTCAAAAATAAAGATATTCTACACAAAAAAACCGAACCAGTATCAACAATACAAGAAGGTGAAGAAATAGCCAAAAAATTGATCGAGGCTTTGGATACACTTTCACATGGTATTGGTCTTTCTGCTATACAAATAGGAATACCCAAGGCGGTATCAATTGTAAGAGTTCGTAAAGATAATCCTCCGATTATTCTCATGAATCCTACTATTGTAGAAGCAAGTAAAGAAAAGCTCATCTTTACTGAAGGTTGTATAAGTTTGCCAGGCAAGCTTACCAACACAGTTCGTTCATTGAAAGTTACTGTATCCACTCTGAATCATGCCAATCCTCTTTCATTTGGTCCAGATACAGACCCAATCACGCAAGAATCTGTTGGCAAGGACTTGGGTTTGCTTGAAAGCATCTGCATTCAACATGAAACTGACCATACCAATGGTGTATTGATGATTGATGAAGGTGTTCGTTTTGTTCCTGTAGTAGATAAAAAAGTGAAATATGGAAGAAATGATAAAGTTATGGTAGAAAAAGCTGGAGAAACTCAATATATAAAATACAAGAAAGCCTTGGAACTCGTGGAGCAAGGCTGGGCAATTCTATAATATGAACATTGACATTGATAACCTTGAAGAAATAAAAGAACTACTTAAACACGCACTTGAACGACACAGTTGGCCAGCCGTTGAAGATGCTCTAACAATACTGAAAGAAGAACTCGGTTATGAAGCCGATGAACTTGAAGAAGAGGAGCAATAATTTATGTGGATAATAGTAACATTAATGGTTTTGTTTTTCATCTCAACATGTGCGTTGGGATTTGCGTGCTATAACATGCTAAAAAAGATTGAAGTTCACGAAGAGTGGATTGAAGAATATCGCACAGAAATAGACAAATATCGTACAGAAATAGAAAATGTGTATAAACGCTTAAAAATGGTCGATGACAAAAACTTGTTTGAAAAAGACGATGATGTTGGATTTGTTTTTTCCGAAATACAAAGAGTGATACAAGAGTTTAATGACAGCATAAAATAAAATGAAGAAAATTAAAAAAACTGGTAAGCAGAATAAAGTTGTAAAAAAGTCCAAGCCAACAAAAAAAGTTGTCAAAGCTCAAAATCCTAAAAATAAAATAAAGAAGCAAATTGTACATACAGCAGAATTTCATGTAAATGAAAAGATTTCGCGTCCGCGTGGTAGACCAAAGGGAAAAAAGAACACAAAAGAACCAGTTGAGGGGGTTGAAAAAAAGGTTTCTAATGTATACTTTACTCCAGATACAGAATCGGCCATTGTTGCTTATAATGAAACAGAAGACTCAAGAGAAAAAGATAAAATATACAACGAAAAGATACAAGGTGCATTTGGTAAAATAGCCGAGAATATTTATAATACATTCAAGTTTAGTTATGCTGATGTAAGTCCTCTTGATATTCAGAAGCAAGCCATTTCACATATGGTCGCAAACATGAGCAAATATGAAAAAGGAAAAGGCAAGGCATTCAGTTATTTTAGTATTGTAGCCAAACATTGGTTTATTTTAGACAACAATACAACACATCGTCGTTTCAAGAAACATGTTGAGATTTGTGAACAAGCTGGAGAATCTGGAGAATTTGTGGTTGAACCAGAACACCAAAAGCAAGAAAGCGAAACACGCGAGTTTATCAAACTCATGGTTGAATATTGGGACAAAAATGTTGGCAAGCATTTTACCAAAGAACGCGACTTGAAGATTGCCAATGCGGTCATTGAAATATTCAGAAATGCTGATCGTATCGATGTATTCAATAAAAAAGCATTGTATCTATATATACGAGAGATCGCAGATTGCCAGACACAACATATCACAAAAGTTATAAACAAGATGACAGGACCGCAGTCAGTTATAAAAACAGAATATCTAAACCGTGGTACGGTTGCTCTCTAAATATATACAAATTAGACTATTTATAGGATATGGAAACATATGAATTTGAGATTTATAAGGGAAAAAGCTTTGCTTCTTTGTGCAAAGATATTATAAATAACTCAGAACAAAAGAAAGACCAGTTGGATATATTGATCACAGACCTAAAAGACATGATCAAGACTGTAAATGACGCTGTTACAATTGTTCCTTTGCTCAAAGAATACTTTGATGTGTCTGTGCGCAATGATGAGCAACTAATCAAACTTGCTGCCATTATTCAACGATTAATGTCTGGTAAGGTTGGACCAGAAGGTGAAGGTGGTGGCACTATGCTAACAGATGAAGAAAAAAAGCAACTCATGTCGGCTATAGAAGAAACAGCAAAGACCATGAAGTCTCCAGAAAAATCTAAAGAAGAAAGTAAATAATAATGGCACACTCAATCATCAATCGCAAAAGTGATTTGAACGTCAAGCAAGACGATTTGTTGGCGTCTAAAAGATATGTAATAGAACGTAAACCGGATTTTCCACTTTTTTATGAACTTGAAGAAGCGGTGGTTTTGGATGTTATATTGGACCAAAACCATCCGGAAATGAAACAATCTCAAGCAAATCCGGACGATTGGCCAAAGAACATAGACGGTTCCCAAGTCACGGGAAATGATTTGGATTATGGAATGATTGGCAAGATCAAGTTTAGATTCTTATATGGTGAACGTGGCCAACCAAAAGAATCATTGAATTGGGCATATCCTATTGAAAATACCGGCATAACTGAGTGGCCGTTGATGAATGAAATTGTAATCATTGCAAAATATCTAAACAAGTATTACTATTCCAAGAAGCTGAATTTCAAGTCAGTGGTCAATAGCGATGCATCTTTTATTACCGAACGTGTAGCTGGTCACGCGGAGGAAAATCGTAATGAATATGACCCCAACGGAAAATATCATGGTCCAACGTCCACCATGAATGCAACGGGTGGAACAAAAAATTATCAAGGAATTTTGGGAAGTTACTTTAAATTTAATCCAAACGTCCGTTCATTGAAGCGATACGAGGGTGATACAATATTAGAATCCAGATTTGGGTCTTCTATAAGATTTGGAGCATATGACGATAATCGTGGGAATGATAATGGAAAAGATGATTATGCAGATGGTGGCGGAAATCCAATGGTGTTGATTCGAAATAAACAAGCGCCAGTAAAAAATCCAGAAGGAAAAACGGCCAAGGGATATGTATCAGAAGATATCAATAAAGATGGATCATCTATGCATATGACATCAGGGAAAACTGTTTCTGGTTTTAGGCCACCAATAAATATTCCGAATGTTGTAAAGGGTTCAACTGCTAAATTACCAACATTGGATGGTGATCAAATAATCATAAACAGCGATAGACTTGTTTTTTCATCAAGATCAAAAGAGACATTGATATTCTCAAAAGGACTGATAGGTATGACTACAGAAAGTCATTTGAGCGGAACGGCAAAAGGGGCAGTAACATTTAACTCGTTGGAAGACAATATTTATCTCAACGCCAAGAAGATCTATCTGGGATTTAATAAGTCAGGAGCATCCGACCAACCAGTTATTTTAGGAGGAGAACTTACCCAATGGTTAGATACTTTGACGGATGTAGTGATGTATATACTAAATTCCAACGTTGAAATGGCGGCGTCTCTGGCCACCCACATTCACGTGGCGACAGGTCCGCTTGCTCCAACAACCCCACCGCCACCACCTTGGAGTGTATTGTTCATCGACGAGGCTCAATCATATTATGGCGCCATTGTTCAATTAAAGGTACTGCAATCTCAAATAGCAGCATTGCAAAGTACTCGTGCATTTGTTGGAAAATAAATTATGCTACTGGAAATAGCAGGAATACCAAAAGTAGAAGCTCCGAAAATTTCGGCAACTCTACCTACATTTACCACTACCAACACAGTGTCGATTGGATCTTCCGGATTTTCAACTCCTTCGAATGGAAATTTGATAAATGTTTCTTCATTGGCTTCAAATGGCATAAAAACGAGCATTGCACCCCCATTGGATTTTAAGTCTGTAACACCATCATTAAATTTGAATGGAAAGGTTAATGTAGCTGCCGACACATTGAAAGCTATGACTACAAAGGCTGGTATAACTGCTACAATAGGTACAATTGCATCTGGAATGAATATACCAATCGGACTTCCATCGACCACTGATGCATTAAAAACTTTGGGAGTTCCCACGGATCTGGCAAGTTTGCAAAAGGCTCTTGATTTCAAACTTCCAGAAATTCCGGCATTTCCAGGAATCAATTTTGCACTTTTATTTGGAAAAAGTCCACAATTTATCGCAGAAGTTGTATTGAAGTATAAGACAATCTGCTTACCTCATATTCCCGGCGTGAAAATCAATATGGCACAAGCATTGGCTGCTATATCTATCATAAAAGCAGTTGCGTCTGGACAGGGTGGTGCAATTATAAAACATTTATTGGAAGGAATTACTGGAGAATTAAAAGCAGAACTAATTCAAGGATTGGAAAAATCTATTAGTGCTGGATTGAATGAAAGTGCAAACAGCCTACAATCGGTTTTGAAAGAATCAATAAAGTTGGATATATCAGTTAAAACGAAAAATCAAAAAGCCGAATATGACCAAGAAGGTGAGTTAATTCAAATGGATGCAATTGAGCCGGATTTTAATCCAGAAGACTATGATACCACTCAAATGCGAGAAGAATCTTCTCCGAACTCTACATTACAAGATTCCAACAATGAAAACATTGGACAATTCTCTGAGAACCACGAATCACCAGCCCCCAACAATATACAGACCGAGCAGACTGTAGCTACCTCCCCTATTGCAGAGGCGGTAGCTACTCCAGTGACAAAACCCGATACAAATGCTACAGTAGCACCAACTCCAGTAACACCACCTACCCGTGGGTAATTTAAATTTAACTAAAAAAAGATCAAACAACCCTTATATTTATAGAAAGACATATATATGAACAAGAAAGAACTTGTAGAAATCATCAGAACAGTTGTACGAGAAGAAATCAATGAATCTCTTCCTCAGTATCTCATGGAAGTATTGGCTGAACGAATCACCGCACAGCCGGTTATTACTGAGAGAAAAGAGTCAGATATACCAGTTGCACAAAGAAAAAAGCCTTCGGTCGCGTTTGAAGCGCCGATCAAGCAAGTTCCTGTTCAAGCACCAAGAACATTTTCTTCAAACCCAATATTTAACCAAATATTGAACGAGACAGTTGGAGGAATACCGGACGAAAGTTCTGTGTCTGCTCCATCTGCAATAGACACTATTAAAAATTTACCAAAAGAAGTGTTGGCAGAAAACAAGGACGTTGCTGCTGTAGCAAACGCCATGACCAGAGACTATTCAAAATTGATGAAGGCGATTGACTCCAAAGCCAAATCCAACAGACCGTTATAATGATAACTGACACACAAACTTTTGGTATAACTTTACCCATCCAACATGGGCCTCGTGGTTATTTTAACCAAAGCAGAAATGTGTCGGAACAAGTAAAATCAAATCTTACTTTATTGTTAAAAACAAAAAAGGGAGAAAGAAGAATGAATCCAGAATTTGGTTCTGGTCTTTGGAGTGTATTATTTGAAAACATTACCGACGATCTGAAACCAATTATCGAATCAACAATTCGCAAAGATATATCAAATTGGCTTAACTATATTACCGTGCAATCTGTTGATGTTCAGTACAACACAGACAACAATTATAATCGTGTGAGTGTTTCAGTCAAATATGTTGCCGCCTCAGCGGGTATATATGACCAGCAAGTTTTGAATGTACAGATGATAACAAATAACATATGATTTTAGACACGCCAAAATCCTTTCAACCGGGTAAAAAAGATATAAAATACCTCAGCAAAGATTTTGCTCAATTGAAGCAAACACTTACTCAGTTTGCTCAAGTATATTATCCAAACACATACAAAGACTTTAGTGATGCATCTACAGGTATGATGTTTATAGAAATGGCGGCATATGTTGGAGACGTTTTGTCTTATTATATTGATTATCAATTTAAAGAATCTATGTTGGTGAATGCCGAGGAAAGACAAAATATCATTGATTCTGCTCGTTCGCTTGGGTACAAAACAAAATCAACGGCACCAAGTGTAACCAATTTGGACGTTTATCAATTGGTTCCATCAAAAATATCAGAAGATGGTAGCATGGTTCCAGACATGAATTATGCACAGATTATAAAACCGGGTATGGCAACTGTGAGTGACAATGGAGTTCCATTCTTAACCAATGCTCCTGTAGATTTTACCGTTGATACAAAAAATGACCCACTGGAAGTCAGTGTTTATCAAAGAAACAACGCTGGACAAGCTGAGTTTTATGTATTGAAAAAGAATGTTGATGCTTTTTCCGGACAACTATTGAGTAAAGATGTGTCAATTGGTGCACCATCTTCATTCTACAAAATTTATTTGGATGAAACAAACATCATTGAAGTTTTTGATATCTATGATTCTGACGGAAATCGCTGGTATGAAACAGACTATCTTGCACAAGATTTGGTGCCAATTGAAAATGAGAATATATACAAAAACGATATGTCACTCTCTTCACACAGAGACACTGTTCCGTTCTTGTTGAAGTATCTTCGCACATCAAAGAGATTTGTCTCCGGAGTTGAATCTGACAATACAACTTTCATAGAATTTGGCTCAGGTACTAATATTTCCGATGATGAAATTATTATACCAAATGTTTACACAGTTGGAAAACCTTCAACTTTCAGAAATGAAAGCGTGAATTATGACCCAGATAATTTCTTGTCATCAAGAGCGTTTGGTCAGGCACCTGCAAACACTACATTAACAATAAGATATATTACAGGCGGTGGAATTAATAGTAATGTTAACGCCAATACAATAAAGAATACTACCAATATAGAATTCTTTGGAGATATTACAGAATTGCCAGTGTTTGATCAGGGACTGACAAATTTGGTTAGACGTTCTGTGAAAGTAAACAATCCCGTCCCAGCAACCGGTGGTCGTGGATCTGAAACCAACGACGAAATTAGAAATAACGCATTGTCAAGTTTTTCTGCTCAAGGACGTATAGTGACTCAAAAAGATTACGTGGTACGAACATATGCAATGCCCTCCAAGTATGGTTCAATTGCCAAAGCATATGCGGCTGCGGATACCAACTTGGATTTACCAAATATACAAGCATTTCCAAATGATCTTTCTACAAGCTCACTTGGTCCTGAAAATACAAATCGTAAGAATATCAACCAGAATAATCCGTTCGCTATCAATCTATATTTGCTTGGTTATGATACGAACCAACGTTTGATAAATACCAATGAGGCAATTCGTCAAAATCTCAAGAACTATCTCAATCAATATCGTATGTTGACAGACAGTGTAAATCTATTGGATGGATATATAATAAATATTGGAGTGGACTTCACTATCATTGCTTATAAAAATTATAACAAACGCGAAGTGTTGGCAAACTGTTTAACTTTGGTTCAACAATTCTTTGATATCAACAACATTCAATTCTGCCAACCAATAAATCTCAGTCGTTTGGAGCTTGAAATTGCCAAGGTTGATGGTGTACAATCTGTTTCTTCATTGAAAATCAAAAATTTGACATTGCGAGATGGTGATTATTCTCCATATGAATATGACATTTCCAAAGCCACATTAGACAAAGTTGTATATCCGTCAATCGACCCGTCAATATTTGAAGTAAGATTTCCAACAAAAGACATTGTGGGACGTGTGAGTTAATTTAGGTCAAATTTATTGGTTGGGGTGTATATTTATAATGTAAAGAACATAGTATATGCATTACTTTTTATATCCAACTAAAGACACTACCATCAGCAACGATCCGTCATATATGTTCAAGAACATGGGGTTGGATGAAATTCTTGAAGTAGAAAAGAAGATTTCCGTCAATAGTTGTTCAAGCACATCTACGTTTCCTATACTTATTTCTTACACCAGTTCTAGCATAGGACTTTTGAGTGGATCTATGTCTGCTTCTTATGCATCAGGATCAACAGACTCAAGTATAGTGTCCAGCTCTTATCGACTTGTGTCTGGAGCGGTCACAGCGGGATCGGTTTTATCAAGGGCATTATTGAACTTTGATTTGACCGAGATATCAAAATCAATTTCATCCAACGATGAATACAGACCAGTAAATCCAAAGTTTTATTTAAACTTGAAAGTGTGTGAGTCCGAAGAAGTTCCGGTTAAATATACGTTGGCTGCATATCCGGTATCACAGTCTTGGGAAATGGGGACTGGATACAAGTATGATGGACAAGCTAATTCGGATGGTGCAAATTGGAAGTTCTCTGACGGATATTCAAAGCCTTGGTATAGTGGTTCTTTGACCGATTGTTCTGGCGGAGGTGCGTGGTGGATTGAAAGTGGATCAATTGCATACGGCGTCGGTTACGCCGATCCTCCGTATGTAACTGCGTCCGCGTATTATGCGGATTGTCACATTGCTCCATACGTTCCGCCGGTTCCAAGTCCAATTCCGCATGTAACGGGTTCGTATACTTGTTATCAAAATTTTGATTATCAAACTTCGGACGTAAGAATGGATGTTACCACGATAGTAAATGCTTGGTTAACGGGAGAAATCCGAAACAATGGTTTGATATTAATGCACAGCGATGAGTCCAGTTCAATAGATTATGGTAAATTGCGTTTTTTCTCAAAAGAAACCAACACTGTATATTCTCCGTGTATTGATATGGCATGGGAAGACGCAACGATTGCTACCGGCAGTGCCGACCCAATTCAAATTCGCGATGCTGTTGTTAACATGAAAAACATGTCAAAAGAATATAAGTTTGGATCTATATTAAGAATGGATGTATCAGCAAGAAAACGTTATCCAGTCAAAACATTCACAAATAAATTTTCTGATTATCTGGCTCCATATTATCTTCCAACGGGCAGTTTTTATTCTATAAAAGACGCAGAAAGTGAAGAAACCGTGATGCCATACGACAAATATACCAGATTGAGTTTTGATGGAAATGGAAATTATTTTATGTTGGACACAACTTGCCTTCCTCAAGAAAGATATTTCAAAGTGGAAATTCGTTCGGAGCAAAGCGGTTCTATAGTGACATTCACCGTTCCAACCGCATTCAAAATTTCTAGATGAACGCAAATCCAAATCTAACAGGTTATAATCAAGATGACGTACAGAAGCTATATCAAAGCGGGTCTATTGTACCAAACATTGATTCATATGGCAATTTGATCATACAAAACGTACAAGGTCAGCTATATTCATCTTCGATAACTATTCCTTTACAGAACGTAGTATATAATCCAACCAAGGTACAGACAAGATACAACGTACAATTTACAGAGCTATGAAATTTTCTGATATAAAATATATAACACAATCCACATCTTCTTTGAACGTAGGTTCAACTTTGTATGAACCCGACTTGATGTTTTATACTGACGGAAATACTTCAGTAAATTTTCCATTTGGATACTCGGACAAAGATATTGTAAAATTGGGAGTATATAATCTTGACGGAACTCCTATCACATCGTCTGTAATATATGGTACCGGAACTTATATAGAACACACTCGTTCATTTCGAGATGTTCTAAACAAGAACATCACATATTCATATTCTTCGTTTCAAAGTGATTGGCCATTGTTGCAATCTGAAACAAAGTCATTGTTTTTGGACGTTGCTAAAGAATTCAAGAAAATGGCAATTCTTGACGGCAACTACACTACCACGATTGAATTGAACAGAAACATGGTTGGTTCAAATTTCTCGTCCGAAGACAAACTAATAATTGACAAAATTTCCACATTAAGAGATGAAATTTCAGTTATTCCAAAATCTCTGGTTGGTGTAGATTCTCAAATAAATTCAGAATATACAATATATCGCAACAACCAGACACAAGTAAAAGAGGTTGCCGAAGAGTTGGTCACAAAGCTTGCATCTCCCGAAATATACTCGGCATACTATACCGCAGTTTCTCAAGACAAAACAGGATCTGAATATTTCAAGTATTACTACGGGTTCACAAACAGAGAAAATGAAACTAATAATGACGTTGATGTAATATCGTTCATCACAGACATGTATTACGGTGTTAAAAAAGGAAACTTAAAAAATGGTGGAGACATTGCCACCAATGACATACTTGGTGTATATGACCAATTCAAAAATTGGTTATATCAAAATTATGAAGCGGGTGCATTGTTTCAGGATTTTCGCGACTATTACTATAGTTTGTTTAAGTTTGTTGCGGACCAAGAACTGAATAGAATAACAAACAAAAAACCGGCGGAATATGAAGCAATTATCAGTTTCTTGCAAAAAATTTATTACAATATTATTTTTTATCCGGTAATATATTTAATAGAGTACAAATATGATGTAGATTTGTCCGGTTACTTCAAGCATTATGTGAACTTTGATTCTGGTTTGAGTGTATCGGTAATCAACAAACGTTCACAAGCAGCAATTGCCGAAAACTATTGGGATAAGTTGCTACTGAAACTTGATAGTCCTCTTCCGTTGGGAATTGAAGTTGGTGACGAATTGTGGATTAGTAATAGCTTTGGCTTCTTACCAATTGTTCAAAATGTATACTACTTTACCAAACCGTATGCAAACATCATTCGTTTGAAGGGTCCAAACTTCTTGGTCAGGGTGGAAAATCAAGGAAACTCTACCGAAACACTTTCTATGGACCAGTTGGTAAATCAAACAGGTAGCGCGTTTGATGACATTGTATCAAAAATAACTGCACCGGCTGATGGTATAGTAGACAACACCAATTATAGAAAATTTGAAAATTTTGTAAATTTTTCTTCGGCCAATTTGAGAATGGAGGCATTTGACATCAAAGCGGCACAAATAGAAGAACAAAATAAAGTACTTGATGATTTGACCAATTACATCAGCAGCAATTCTACGCAAAGACCGGAACCTCCGGATATTGCAATATTTTTTACGTCAAGTCAAGACGCCAATACCTATAATACTGTAGATAAATATCATTATAGCCAACTAAACAAGGCTAACCAAGAAATAACAAGGATAGAAGTTAGTATGGATGGATATGAAAAGTTCTTGTATAATAATCCCACGTGGTATCAACAACACGCCGCATCGGCTTCAATATATGATCGCGAAAATAGAAATTCTTTAATTAACAATCTTCCACAATTCATGGTTGAAGAATCGGATGCCAACATTGATTATATAAAATTTGTTGGCATGGTTGGTCATTTCTTTGATAATATGTCATTGACCATCAAACAAATTACTGAGAAAAACAATTATTCCAATAGTTCAAATTATGGTATTTCCGTGGACATTGTTGAAGACATGTTGGCATCGCTTGGATGGGAAGCTGAGATTTCCAAAGAAAATCTACCGTTATTATTGTCGTCATTTAATCAAAATGATTTTGATATTGGTACCGAGTTGTATAATCAAACTAGACAACTGTCCGAAGAACAGCGGAATCAAATCATCTGGAAGCGTATTCTCAACACCCTGCCTTATATCTACAAGACCAAAGGTACAGAAGCTTCGTTATCATCATTGTTGAGTTGTTTTGGAATACCAAAGAATATCATAAAAATAAAAGAGTATGGTGGAATTCATAATATACATAATCTGCAAGATACTTCTGAGTATGTGATAGACGAAGTAAAATATGAACCATATTTTGGTGGAAATTCGGAATATTTTAAGGTCAACTGGACTGGAAGTGCTCAAACATTGGAATTCAACTTTGCGTTTGACAAAACCAACACAAGTGAGGAAGGACATGTATTCAGATTGGCTGAATGTCCAGGTAGTTGGTTATTGGGTGTATATAGAGACAAAGGATTGGATTGGGGAAAACTGTTCTTTAGCTTGGACGATGGTTCCGGTAGCGTGAAGACTATCATGACCAACAAGGCACCGATGTTTGATGGCAATACCTATCACGCCATGCTTCGCCGCCATGATGCATCTCAAGAATTTTCCGTTTACAATTTCACTCCGTCGCAAATAGATCAATACCCAATCAAGTATGATGTACAACTGCAACGAGCTGAGGATTCCAGAATAACATTCTTCGCGACGGCAAGCCAATATTTGAGTGGAAGTTGTAATACACAATTCCGTTCTGGTTCACATGTTTATATTGGTAACTATAACCAGAACACCGCTTCATTAAATGTTGATCCAGAAGCATTCTTTGGAAACATTGATGAAATAAAAATTTGGGAATCTCCTATCAGCGATTCTGTTTTTGAAAATCACACATTGCATCAGAATGCATATGATATGAATTCACCTACGGATATGATTTCTGACAATCTAATCAGAATATCGTTTGAACGTCCATTGGAATTACATGCACCTTCAAATTCCACCACCTTAAACAATTTGTCTTTCCGTAGTGATTTTCCGACGTTTGATGCAGTAAACTTCCCAGAAAATAATATTCCTATAAAGCAAGAAACCGAATGCGATCCTACAAATGGACCTGGATTTCCGTGGCAGTTTACTCGCAAGGATTCAAGACAGACCATAAAATTACCTGACTATGGTGCCGGTAAGTTCGGAAGCAATAAAATCAATTATGTTGAACAAGAGTTGATATCAAGCTTGTCTTCGACCGAACGCTCGTCCCTGCAATCAAGCGAACTTGTTGGCGTGGGATCTAATAGACTTGGTATATTCTTTTCTCCTTCCGAAATTCAAAACACAGAAATAATCAAGTTCTTTGGAAATTATCCGTTATCTGAACTAATTGGAGACCCCTCATATGTGTATGCAAGTTCATATACTCGATTTGAAAAGTTTAGGCAAATATTCTATGACCAAGGATTTGGTGCAATAGACTATCAGCTGTTTATGAACGTTGTAAGATTCTATTTTGATAAGGCAATGTTCAAATATATCAAGTCGGTTGTTCCAGCCAGAGCCAACCTCGTTGATGGTATTTTGATTGAACCGTCAATTTTGGAGCGTCCAAAGATTCAGTTGAAGCCAATGGTTCAAGAAACCATTCAACAAAAAGAATCGCACATAGAAGTTAATCGCGGAATTGCCGGAACGCAAATTCATAAATTGGAAGATACTTTGGTGACAAAAAATAAAGGAACATCAATTTTAAGTGATGTAAATCAAATATTTTTTCCAACCGATGAAGACCGGTACGGATTTGGAGTATATTCAGACAATGGAGTTACATATTACAACGGAGAATATTATCGCGCAGATGTAATCAAAGTCAAGAAGCAGTATCAAGTATACAACAAATACAATTTACCATCGTCTTCATTCAATGACCGTGAGATAAATGTCAATTTAAATGGAACTGTTCAAACAATGTCGTCTTCTTATTACAAAATTAATATGGCAAAATTGCCAGAATTAACTTCATATATCACGACAATTTCCTATGAAGATATATACTACAGCGGAAGCGTCAGCTTTGTTCCATCTTCAATTGGGTCGCCAACATCTTTCACTACATCATCAGCACATTCATTAAATGGCACAATATTATCCGGTTCTGTGTGGGGATCGACAGGAAATGGTGTAATATCATCAACCGGCATTTCTATAACTGCTGATTATGTTTCATCATATCCTATGATTTATACCGGAACTTTTACATATTCTGGTGGAATATATCATTTTGTTGGAAGTATATTTGGCGGAGTTCCGGCCACATTGAATCTTGCAAAATATAATACCACATTTTTGTCATCTGGGACTGGTCCCGTCACCGACGACTTCAAATATAGAACATCGGGCACATTCTTCGGTTCTTTGTCTTCTGGTATTGATTATAAAAAAGCACTATCTATGGAATATTACCCCCAGAACGCTGAATTGCTGAATGGGTATTTTAACAATCACCATAAATACGGCAAACGACAGTTTTCTTTAAAGGAAATAAACTCATACGACAATGTAAAAGTCCGTTTTAAATGGAAAAAGCACAGTCAAAATAAAAAAACTACTGTTGATGTAAATACGGGCTTGTTGAATAACTCTGAGCCAATTGAAACAAAAACGGTTTAAAAATAGTAAAAAAGTAATCAGATATATATTTATTGAGAAAGTAACACTATATGGCGTATATCAATAATGAAATAATAACAGTGGATGCGGTCTTGACAAAGAAGGGTAGAGAGCTACTTGCGGCAAATGGCGGATTGAATATCAAGTCATATGCCTTGGCTGACGACGAAATTGATTATCGTCTGTATCAACCAAATCATCCACAAGGTTCAGCCTACTATGATTTGGCTATTCGCAACACACCGGTATTTGAAGCATTCACCGACGAAACTCAGTTGCTAAAATACAAGCTTGTTACTCTGCCTTCCGGAGTCACTTCTATCCCAGTCATTTCTCTTGGACAAAGTGCGATTTATGTAGACAAGGACTATAAGGGTGAAGTGATCATTGTTCCGTCTACCAACCCCGTTTACAACACAACTCTTGGTTATACAGCAATTTTGTCCAACAAGTCGGCTGGCACAATAATTGGCGAACAACTTCAGAATGTTACAAATGCAACGATCCCAACTTTTATTGGAGATGTTTCTTCAACAACTGCTCAAGTTAGCCTCGGTCTTCGTTTCCGTTTTGTTCCAAACTCAGCATTGACACAAACCTTGAGTGCAACGCTCACGGTGGTTGGAAATGAAAGTGGTGGATCGGTAACAATACCAGTTAATGTGAATGTAAAGGGAACTACAACCTCTTAATTTTACCACAATGATTTTCAAACAATTTGATTCAACGGACATAGTAGCGGGAAGAACTCAACCAGTTTCCACTGGATTGTGGAGTGACGGTGAAGCGATATGGGGAAGTGGTTCCGTATCTGTGGGTTCGTCATTTTACACCAGCAGCCGTCAAACCCAACAATCTTCTTCATTGTTTGAGCCATTGAATGGTCTTTACTATACCAATGTTTATGATGCTCCAACCGGATCATTAAATTCTGATATTTATTTTTCAATTGCATATGGTCATTATGCGGGGTCGGGTTCTTCTACTTTCGACACAAATTCTTCGCAAGGAAGTTTGTTGTTTCCAACCAAGGCAATATACAATCAGTACAGAAATTTGTTGCTGTCACCTGGTGACGACAAGTTCACGTTTAAATCTTCTTCACTCACCGATCCGAAACCAGACGCGAATGATATATATGCAATTTCTTTTAGAAATGCTAAGTACAAAGACAGATTAGATCCCGGTCAATTTGAAATGACACTGAGTGGTTCTGGTGTGGGTGGTGCCGGAACCAGTATCACGATAATTGATGACTCCAGAATTAATACAGACCCAGACGTTCAAACTGGTGGCAAGCGATACAACCTGTTACGAGGAACATTGGCTGATGGTCCTTCTGCTACAAGAAATTATGAAGCAATTGGATTGATGTATCCAGACTTGGGTATTATTATTCTAAATGCCAAGAAGATACATGAATTGATTGGTAAAGTTGATGGATACTCGTTGTACTGGACGGCTGGTGAGTGGGGATCGCAATTTGCTCGCATGACCAATGTGTTGTTTAGTTCTATAAAGAACGGTGCGGTAAATAGTGGTATGAAAGCCAGAGTAACTGAATATGTTCCTGCTCGGCACTTCTTTGTAAGAGTGAAGAATCAAGAATACAACTATAGCAACAATCCTACCTTTGTTATATCCGAGAACGACAATCCAAGTAATTCTCAAGACATTGGTAAGCTAAGATTTACCGACTTTTATACCAATCCAAAGGCGTATATCACCACGGTTGGTTTGTATAACGACAACAACGATCTTGTCGCAGTTGCCAAGTTGAGTCAGCCGTTGCTAAAAGACTTTACCAACGAATGCCTTATAAAAATAAAAATTGATGTTTGAGTAACGGGCAAATCCCAGTGTAGACAAATATTTATGTCTATATGATTAAGCAGTTTTCTGCGGGAGACATCACAGTACGGCCATTTAGCACGTTCAAGCATTGGACATTACAAAGTATTGATTCTGCGAGCGTAAACACATATGGTGATAGTACTTATTATAATGGTAGAATAGAAGTGAATGAAGGTCTTAAACTTTCAACTCCATTTTATCCTTCTGGTAGCATACACTATGTATCAACCAATGAACCAATAAACTCTTCTGGTAAATATGCCAGAAATATACATAGTATGACTGATGCTATGTTTTATAAGAATGCTGGCGAACCAATCAAGTTATTTGGTGTTGAAGAATATACACAAGATCCAAAAACTGGAAAAGAAGAAGTGAGAGAAATTCATGATCGTATCATTACTGCAACATTGAAACATAATGTATATGGTGAAAAAATTATACCAAATACGGTTAAACTTGTGGATGATTCTGATATTCACCAGACTCTAAAAATTCATGACGATGGTTACACCAATTTGTATGTGACAGGATCTCACTTTCCATCAACGGCGGAGATACAAGCCATAAGAGACACTCATGTATCAATTTCACAGTGGGATACAGGCAGTGGTTTATTTTATGTAACATTTAGTAATGGTACTACGCAATATGTTGATTATGTAAATGCCAAACAATATATGGCGATGGGGCTTCAAGTAACATATGTTCCGCCAGTATCAAGTGGATCTGAGTGGGTATTAAACACAGGAAGTCACCAGGATTTATTTTTTCCCGAAAATGAACACTTTGGTGAATCTGTGAGTTGTTGGTCCAAATATGTTGCGGTTGGTTCATCTATGGATGCTTATAGTTTATCAGATGCTCGCGTTGGTCATGCGGCATTGTTCAAGTATGATGAAACTAACGGTGTTCATCGCCCAATTGCAAAGATTCATTTTCCATTTACTCAAAGTTTGACAGACACATCGTCATATTTTAAAGATTCTTTTGGAACATCTGTATGTGTGCGAGATAATTTTTTGGCGGTTGGTTCTCCAACGGGGTCTGTTTGTTCTTCAAGTATGTATCCAGGTTTTGTGTGTGTTTATGACAGATACAAGGGTGGTGAAGATAATTGGGGAATAATTAATATTCTAAAAGGAAAAAGCAACGGCGACAGATTTGGTACTTCAGTTGCAATAGACAATGATATATTAGCGGTTGGTGCTACGGGTGTTAGCGGCAGTAAGGGTGCAGTATATTTGTACAGAAAGAAAAGATACATGGATTCTGAATATCCATGTCAAAATATTGATACGGGATCTGTATGGATGCAGATTGTTACTCAAGAAGATTTTTGCAAAGAGCTACAAACAGGTTCGTATATTGCGTCACAAAGTTATACTCCAACATTTGTTTCTGGTAACTATACATGGGTGTATGAAACTACAATCACGTCTAGCAATCAGTCGGCTGGTGACAATTTTGGTTGGTGTGTATCTTTAGATTCAAACCGGTTGGTTGTGGGAACAAACAAAACCGGCAAAGGCTACGCGGCTGTGTTCACCTGTTCTTATCACTCAGCATCTTTATCCGCATGTCCAACTGCATCTTGGAGCCAAAATCAACTATTCACTGCAACTTCAGATTATGGTGATTTGAATGTTGATGCACCGGAATATTCTGTTGATGTTTCTGATACTGTATCAGATATGTTTGGTTATAGCGTAGATGTGAGCGGAAAAAATGTAATCATTGGGTGCAAAGCAGACAAGGCGTTTAAGCCATATTATGGATATACAGGAAGTGCAATGATTCTTGGTGCGGCTTATTTATACACTTATAGATATGATGCCGATTGTTTAGCGTGGCAATATGACCTTCTGACCAAAACATTTGGAAACAGAGAATATTTGACCAATAATAATTTTGGACATGCTGTGTCTATTGATGGCACAATAGCGGCGGTGACATCTCTACCAGATACACTTGCAAGATCGGTGGGATATTCCGGTAGTTTATATACATTGGAAAATTATTCTTACGAATCATCCGCATCACTTGATTCTGTGTTGGGTAGAGTAACATTGTATAATTTTGATTTCACAAATGATGCTTGGTATAGAGCTGGTGAATTGAGAAGAAACAAAGAAGAAAATCATCCATACAATATCTACGGATATTCTGTTTCTATTGCATCTGATTTTATGTGCGTTGGTGCACCAATTGTGAACACTGCATCGCTGGCATCTTATTCACAGATAATTAATCCAGTAAATCAATCTGGTTCATTTCCATCATCATATTCTGGTTCTGTGTTTGTGTATGATATGAACAAATATGAAGCTGATCCAAAGATTGGCAATGTATTTTATAAGAATGGACATTTGGTCATCACCAATACATCATCAATGTATCATGATGTAATGACAGGAACTGGTTCTCGTGGATTTACTTTGGATTATCAAGGTGCTCATACAATATATGAACATGAATATCTTGTATCAATAAGACCGGGTGAATTTAATTATAGTACCAACCCAACTTCGTTGCAGCCAAACCCTCTTACATTTGATGTAAATCAAGATGGTGTATTCGACTATAAAGATGTTGATCTTATCATGAGATACTTGAAACTCAAGAAGTTTTATGCAGATTATGTGTTGGATGATAATGGTATTGTTTTGGAACAAGACACAAACACTGATTTTAGTTGGTGGGCAAATGATATTATTCAAACAGAAGCCGGTGATGTATTACAACAAGAGGATGATACAGCATCCAGCGTCAAATATTCATATTTGTCTGCATTTACAAATACCGCATATATGTTTATAACAAACAATTTATATGATACTGGTTTATTGGATATTGATGGTGATGGAAAAATCAATGTGGATGATGGTTATATATTGGCACTATATGTGTTGAAGAGATTAAATCCAGATTCATTGGCTCAATATCTCACATCAGATTCAACTCGTAGATATGTCAAAGATATTGAAGATTATCTAAATCCATATTGCGGCAACAATCCATTCAGAGTAAATCCAACATTTCTTGGTTATCAATATAGTTCATCATATGACGCAACTGGTTCATTCTTGTCACCATGTGTTACTACGATTGGATTATATCAAGACAATCAACTTGTGGCAGTTGGTAAACTTGGCCGTCCTATAAAAAATTTAATTGATTGGCCAGTCAATATTGTCGTCCGTTTTGATACATAACACTATATTTATAATAAACAACAGGAAAAATTATATATGCATCCAACAAAAACAGCAACAAAACCAGATCCAACGTCGGCAATTCAAAGACATTCACTAACCGACGGAGGTCTTGAAGGTATTTATAAAAACTCAGCCGAATTGGCGGTTGCACGGGGGCTTAATGGTAGAAATTTCAACGCCAAAGACGCTGGAACAGAAACGTCAGCCGTGGATTCTATCAATGGCACTGCACCAAATTCTGGTGGACAATACGTTGGAAATGACATTGTTCAGAAAAATTTTAAGATCGAGCAACCGATCAAAGTTACTCAATTTACGGGTGCTGGACTTAATTACGCCGACACGCTCAAGGTAAATACCACGCAGTACGCACCATCTGGTCGTTTGTAATATAGTTTTTATAAAATGGTTATATGAAAGTATTGGGACTTGATCTCTCAACCACGACATGTGGTTGGGCTATAGCAGAAAATAAGATTATTCTTGGTGCTGGATTTGTTGATATTTCAGATGTGGTAGATTATGCTGCTAAAGCAGACCTTATTATAACTGCTTTAAAAGGTCAAACTTTTGAGAAAATAATGATTGAAGAAAGCTTGTTTGGTTTTGCCGGTGGAGGTACTTCTCAGCAAGTTATAATCAAACTTGTGAAAAACAAAGCAGTGGTTGGTTATATACTAGAAAATCATTATAAATTGAAAATAGAGAGCATACATGCCCAAACAGCAAGAAAGAAAGCATTTGGTGTAGCAAGAATAAAAGGAATAAAACCCAAGGTGTTTGTAAAAGAACAAGTTGAGAAACTATATGATATGACAGCTTGGACTATTTATAATAAGATAAAAAATCCTGATAAAAGAATGGAAGATGTTAGAGATGCTATAGTATTAAGTTTAGCGGGTTGATATATATTTCGTTTTTTTTTTGATATTATCATATATTTATTGATATAAGATTTAACAAACAAGCATAATATTATGAAAAGAAGCGAACTAAAACAATTGATTAGAGAAGCTATTGAAGAGCAAATGATCCAAGAATCGGAAGCCGTTGACAACTTAGTAAAACAAATTCAAGCATTGTCAAAAGAAGAACAGGGAATTCTTCAAAAGAAATTGACCGACTTGTTCAAAGCATCAAAGTCTGGTTCCTTGCAGGACGCATATAATGAGCTTGCAAAAAATGGTAAGATAGTTATCATGCGCAGCGAAAAAAATAGAAATCAATTGATTGGATTTTTACAGTATAAAGATCAATTTTTGAACGACGAAAAATGCATAACCAGTAAAGAACACGTAAAATATAATGCGAACGCATTTGCGGAAGAATATCCAAACCTTGCGTTTGCGTTTAAAAATAATCCAGAATTGATGATTCCGTCGGTCGGCGGCGGTGACGACAGAGTTCCCAGCCCGCTCAGAGGATATGGCACTTCTATGAAAGATCAAATAAATGGTCTCACGCGCTCTTGGAAAAAAAGACTTGGTGGGGCAGACATAAAAGTGGAACTTGATAAAAATCTTGAGCGTGACATGCCGAAGTAAAATCGCCGATATTATAACTTCTTAACAGCATTGTCAGTTCATAAACCCGCCAAAATACGGCGGGTTTTTTATTTGTTGACCATATAACACTTTTGTGTATAGTGATATGGTAAATGTCGTCGCTGAAAATTTCAGAACTAACAATTTTAGTAAATAATGTTCTCAAAGAGAATGGGCGACTGCGTAAAGGACTCAATCTACAGTATCATTGTCCAAAATGTCATCATCGCAAGCGAAAATTGGAAGTGTGTCTTGATGCTCCAAATGCTTGGCATTGTTGGACATGTAATATAAAAGGCAGAGGATTATATTGGTTGTTGAAACTTGCGCAAGCCACGCAAGAACAATTCAACAAGTTGGAATCTCTGATAGGACCACATGTTTCTAAAAATAGTTTATCAGAGTTTGATAAAAAAATTGCTTCACTAACTTCAAATAAAGTATATGAAGATCATGGTGAAATATTATGTTTGCCAAATGAGTTTAAAAGTTTGGCTGAAAATGATGCTAGTATAGAATATCGCGTTGCATTTAACTATGCGAAAAAACGCAAACTATCATTTTGTGATATTATCAAATACAATATTGGATATTGTGCAACAGGTCCATTTGCCAATCGTCTTGTATTTCCGTCATATGATAAAAACAACAACTTAAACTTTTATAGTTGCCGCAGTTATTATGATGATGGCTACAAATACAAGAACAGCGAGTTTAGTAAAAATATTGTAGGATTTGAGAACCTTGTTGATTTTGATTTTCCAATTTATTTATGCGAGGGTGCTTTGGATGCAATCTCAATAAAAAGAAATGCAATTCCATTATTTGGCAAAAGCATGAGTCAAAAACTCAAGACATCTATTATACAAAGCAAATGTCCAGAAGTAAATATTGTGTTGGATGATGATGCATTGAATAATGCAATTCGCATCGCAGAATATATAAACTCTATTGGTAAAATAGCCAAGTTGGTTCGACTGCAAGGTAAAGATCCAAACACATTGGGCTTTGTTGAAACAATGAAGCAGATTAGAAAAACAGATGTGCTTGACTTTAGAGCACTAACAATGCTAAGATTGGAATAACATATGATAGATACATACGAAAAACTGAATACATCCTTTGCTCGCGTAGATTATATTGTTCATCTATCGGATGTTCATATTCGTTTGACAAAACGACATCAAGAATATCGCGAAGTGTTTGCTAAGATATATGAAGAAGTGAAAAAAACACCAGCAAACACAGTCATTATAAATACCGGAGATAGTTTTCACTCAAAATGCGACCTTTCGCCCGAGGCTGTGCAGATTGCAAGTGAGTTCTTCAAGAGTTTATCCGACTTGCGTCCTACAGTTGTTATTGCTGGCAATCATGATTGTTTGCTCACAAATGTTACTCGACTTGACAGCATTTCTCCTATTGTAGAAAATTTGGCTCATGACAATCTTTATTATCTAAAAGAAAGCAAGTTGTATTCATTTGCCAATATTCTTATAAATAACATGTCTATTTTCACCGACCATACTTCATTTATAAAGATGAAGGACGTGTCAAAGAAAATCAAGATAGAGTTTGATACAAAGATTGCTTTATTTCATGGTGGTGTATTTGACGCCAAGACTGATGTAGGTTATACAGTAACCAACAAGAGTATCATGAATGATATGTTTGATGGTCATGATATGGCATTGTTGGGTGATATTCATTTGGCACAAAATCTACAAATGTGTGATATAGCAGCAGAAAAACCAATCATTCGTTATGCTGGTTCGGTTATTCAACAAAATCATGGCGAAGCATTGCTTGGTCACGGCATTTGTTTGTGGGACGTAAAGAACAGAGCATACAAGCATGTAGAAATACCAAATGATTATGGTTATTTTACTATTGATATTGATGACGGCAAGTTGATGACTGATATAAGCACAATGCCCAAGAAGCCAAAACTTCGTGTGCGTTGCAAAGAAACTATTGCTACTGAACTAAAAAAGGTAGTAAATGAAATCAAAAAGACGCATGAAATCAGCGACATTATTTATATGCGAGTTGATGGCGATGATGCTTCCAAAGTTGTGAGTGTTCAAGCTGCTGCCAACTTGAGTCAGATTGGCAATGTTGATTATCAAAATAAACTTATTAGTGAAACACTCAAAGCTAAATATCCAGATATTATGGATGATGACACACTTGAGTCTGTTCATAAAATCAACAAAGACCTCAATACTGATTTGAGTAAAGATGATACTGCTCGCAATATTCGTTGGAAGCCAATCAAGTTTGAGTTTAGTAATATGTTTAGTTATGGTGAAAACAATGTGATTGACTTTACAAAATTATCAGATGTATACGGATTGTTTGCGTCGAATGCAAGTGGAAAATCTTCTCTTTTTGACGCATTGTGCTTTATCGCATTTGATAAATCTGCTAAAGCATTCAAAGCAACTCATGTGATGAACTCACAAAAAATGTCTTTTCATGGCAAGTTCACATTTGAGATAAATGATGTTCAATATATCATTGAGCGTAAAGGCATCAGAGATAAAAAAGGCAATGTAAAAGTTGATGTAAACTTCTATAAGATGGAGAAAGAAGAAAAGATTAGCCTCAACAGCGAAGCTCGCAGAAGCACAAATGAAATCATTCGCGATTATATTGGTGATTATGATGACTTTGTATTGACCTCTCTTGCATTACAAGGCAATCAAGGTTCATTTGTTGAAATGGGTCAAACTGAACGTAAGGATTTGTTGTGCCAGTTCATTGGTCTAAATGTGTTTGATAAACTTGTAGTAAAAGGCAATGACAAACTAAAAGAACTAACAGGTGCCATCAAGTCATTCAACAAAGAAAGCAATCAAGTCAAGATTGAGTCGAACAAAAATGATTTGGGATTGGCAGAGTCCAAACTTATTGATTTGACCACTCAAAAAGATTTTTACACAACAAAAAAGAATGAGTTTGACAACAAAATCAGCGAACAACAATCCAAGATTGTAAAACTTGAAAATGTGCCAACAAATGTAGTGGCTCTAAAGAAAGAACGCGAAACTTTGGAAACAAAAAATAGTCAATCCGTTGATGCCATTTCAGTTATTGACACAAACACAGAGTCAAAGAAAAAAGAATATGTGGATGCGTCTAATAAAATATCTGCTTGTCCAAGTGATCTAAAAGAAAAATCAGACAAGCATGCAGGTTTGGTTCGTCAAAAAAATCGTCTTGAACAAGACATGGAAAAGCTAAAGCTTGTGGTCAAAGAAAAACTCAAGAAGATAGAACATCTGTCCAACCACAAATATGATCCAAATTGTGAATATTGCTGTGATAATGCGTTTGTAAAAGATGCTATATCTGCCAAAGATAGTTTGGAATCCGACAAAACTGATGCAAGAGAATTGTTTGATGCCATATCAACCATAAAAACACAGATTGTAGAAGTTGAACCATTTGTAGCTCAATATGAACAAAGTGTGCTGCTCAAAGAAACCATCAATACACTCACAGCATTTATTTCCAAGAAAGAACTGGAGAAATCTAATCTAAACAATCTTATATCCAAAAACTCTAACAGAATAGTTGAGATTGATACTCTGGTTGAGTTGTATGAAAAGTCCAAAGAAATCGTAGAAAGCAACAAGATTGTTGAATCATCTATTTATGATTTGAAAAATGATGTTGCTACTATAACATCAAAACTAAAGAATATTGAACGAGAATATGTGGATGCTTATAGTCGTAAAGTATCATTGACTGACCAAATCAAAAGCATCGAAGAACAAATCAAAAAAGTAGAAGAGTATGAAAACGAGCTTGCTGCTTATCAATATTATCTAACTTCAATTGGTAAAGATGGCGTGCCATACAAGATTATTTCAGATGCCATTCCAAGAATTGAACAAGAAGTAAATAATATATTATCTCAAATGGTTGAGTTTAGTATGAGCATTGAAACAGATGGCAAGAATGTCAATGTATATATCAAATATGATGATAAAAAATGGCCATTGGAACTATGTTCTGGCATGGAAAAGTTTGTTAGTGCTTTGGCTTTGAGAGTATCTTTGATCAACATCAGCAATCTACCGCGTTCCAACTTTTTGGTAGTTGACGAAGGAATGTCGGCCTTGGATGCTTCAAATCTTCCTATGCTACATGCGCTGTTTGATTATCTAAAGAGCAGCTTTGATTTTATTATTATAATAAGCCATCTTGACGCTATGAGAGACATGGTAGACAAGCAGCTGGAAATCAAGAAAGAAAACGGATTTAGCAAGATTGATAATAGCGTCTGAGTCATATTTATCCATAGGCGTATATACAACCTATGGACACAGTACCGGATAGCAACTCGCAGAATACATATTTCATTTTATCCGACTTTAAGGATACGCTCAAATCTGGAAAAAATTCATTCATTGTAAATCCGACTAACTTGGTTGTTCCAGATTCGGATATTACATTATCTGCGTATGATGTGGATGGTAATATATTATCTTCTGGTATTATACGTCCAACCGACGCAAAATACAGTGAAGTTACTGATTCTGGTATGTTGTATTATGTTAATATTCCATCAACCACACCAACTGGCATTGGTAGGTTGGAAATACGTTCGATTGGACTTGATGTTGGAGATTATACTGGAAGAATTGCTTACTTTCGGGGCAATGGATATAAAATAGATAAAAATCAACGCCTTCCACTGATTCAATCTCCGTCGCCCACTCCGTTGACAAAAGTGAATGTATTATGGTCTAGCAATATATTAATTGATACAACAAAAAAGACCGACACCGAAGTAAGATTTTTTGATTATCCATATATTGAAGTATCGTCGGAAATATATGATTGTCCAATATATCCAACATCTTCGTATTGTATATCATCCGGTTCATTCTCATCAATTGCTGTATTTCCGAAAAATAATTCAGATGGCGATTATGATTATCAATACGACAAGCCAATTTATCAATTATATTGGAAAGGTGGAGCAAAATTCAGTTCATCTATGGAAAATGAACAAGTTCGTATCAAAAGTCCAACCATAAAGAAATTTACATATACCAATTATACAAACAATCAAATACAATACGAAGGATTGATTTCTACGGATTTTATAGCAAAAATTGATAGTGTAGTAAATGACACAACAATATTATTAGACATTCCTTTTTCAACTGTTTCAGAATTGATAGATCGTTCCAACCAAGATTCTTCATATGCCAAAAACAATTTGGTGAATATAAAAGGATATGGTACAAGCAATGATCCATCAAAGCAGACCGTTAACCATAAAAAGAATTTTTACATATTGAGTATTGATGATGGTGAGTTTGAAATTATTCATAAAAATATTGTAACTGAATTGCCACGGGCAATTGTGTCCGGTTCCACTTTCTACAAAAAATCCATATTGGATATTGATTTTAATAATTTGCGAGTATTGTGTGGAGATCTGAATAGCTATAAAATTTACGGTCGCAGCTTAAATAGTCCAGAAACAAAAACATTGATTTGCGAAGGAAAGATAAAACCTACAAATTTAATTTCAACAACCAAATTTGATAATGGACTATACAATAATCCAGGTGAATTTTACAATTCTACACATGTTTCAAAATATTGGCTGGTTCAAGGTAGTTGCGTATTTTCACAAACCAACCAAGTGTTTATTGACGGTGTTACTGTATCTCACACCGGAAATGAAAATCAAAACGATTATGTGATATATAAAGATGCTACAAGTGTCGGTAGAACTGCGGCGTATATAAGTTATACCTTACTATCAAATTCTTATTGGTATGGTAAGTCCGACGCTTTTATAAATTTTGCGTCATATCCAACTGCATCATATCTTGGACTTAGCAATGCACCAGAATTGACTTCATATACCAACTCTCAAGAAAATTTGATACAAGGTGCTGTGCATGACAGCAATCCAATTATATTGAAAGGAAATTCATTATATGAGTTTTCTATAAATGTAAAACCGGCAGCTGAAAATGCAAGTGTATCAGTGCTGTATGTTTATTTTGTAAGCGGCACTGACAAAATAAAGATTGCTACTATTGATAGTACATTTAAATTTGGCTCTGGTCAAATATACAAATCAACATTCTTTTCTGATATAGAAAGATATGGCACAATCATATTGGTTCCTGTGTCTGGCAATTGGAGTATATCAAAACTCAAATTATGTTCATATCAGGCTTTGGATTATTCGGTGGATAATTTTAAAATAAAGATTCCAATAAAAGCCACTCTGACAAACGAATTGTTTGAAATTGAAGCTGAACTATATGACAGTGCTCACCAACTTGCATATGGTGAAGATTCTTATACTTTTATATATAATCAAACGTTCCTACCATTAAAAAAACAAATATTTGTTGATCCAAACGGAACCACACTGGTTGTTAACAATTTGGGTTGAAGTATGAGGTCAGATTTTTAATTTTTTATTACGCAATAAGTAATTATATAAATACAAAACTTGAAATTTGTTTTGCTATTCAATATATATGAACGAGCGATTGTTGTAAATTTCGCTTGACAAATAAAAATATGGTTATAATCTACCAAAGATGAAAATTTTATATATAGCTCCGCATTTATCAACGGGTGGATGTCCACAATTTTTGTTTAAGAAGATACAGGTTTTACACAAAGACCATGAGATATATTGTATTGAATATGCAGACCACGGATGTTTCACAGTACAAAAGAACAAAATAAAAGAAATTCTCAAAGACAGGTTGATTTCTGTGAATTATGATCGCTCAAAAATAGTTGATATAATCAAAGATTTGGACCCAGATGTGGTGCATCTGGAAGAAATGCCAGAATATTTCATGGACAATGACATTGCTAAAAAGATATACATCAAAGATAGACGATATAAAATCATTGAAACATCGCATGACAGCAGCTTTGATCCAAAAGGTAAAGTGTTCTTTCCAGACCGATTGATATATGTGAGCAAATATCAAAAAGAAAATCTCAAAGAAATTGATGTGCCATCCGAAGTTTGTGAATATCCTATTCTAATAAATCCAAGAAAGCCAAGAGAAGAAGCACTAAGAGTGTTGGGTCTTGATCCAAAGAAAAAGCATGTGATGCATGTTGGTTTGTTCACATCAAGAAAAAACCAAAAAGAAATTATTGAGTATGCCAGAATACTCAAAGACCAACCAATACAGTTCCATTTCATTGGAAATCAAGCGGACAATTTTAGAAGCTATTGGGAACCATTGATGAAAAATTTTCCATCCAACTGCAAATGGTGGAATGAAAGAAAAGATGTAGATAATTTTTATCAAGCAGCCGATTTGTTTCTGTTTGTGTCTAAGGATGAAAATGGAGACAAAGAAACAAGTCCATTGGTTATACGCGAAGCAATATCATACAATATACCAACGTTGATTTATAATTCTCCTGTGTATATGGGAATGTATGACAAATATGAAAATATAAAATATCTTGATTATGATGACAAGGATGAAAATTTAAACAGAATACTAAAAACTCTAAATCTAACAGAACCAAAAAAAATGCACATATTTCAATCCAATTGGGACATGAACGAACAAAAGATGTACTACTCGGTGAATACCAATGTAGATTTTCCTATAATAGTCGCGTTGAGAGAATACAAGTCCGACGCTGTGTTGTGGTCTACCACATACGAAACTTTTCCACCAAATTGCAATTTTTGGATGATTCCTGTCTCAAAGAGTAACCGAGATTACTCCACAGAAGAAACATTTTCTGGCATAAAGCTTTGCATATACAAAAAAGAAACGGGCGAACAGATTTACGAGCAACCATATTTTTATAAATTTGCAAATGTTCCAACGGTCACTTTGAGCAATCGTGCTCCATACTATGATAACTATACAGAATTTTTTGTTCGCGACAAATACAAAGAATGGTTGGGCAACAAGAAGTTTGATGTTGCGGTTGACGTTGGTGCAAATGTAGGCGTGTTTACGCGATATTTGATACACAATAAAATAGCAAAGAGGGTTGTGTCGGTTGAATGCGACTCCGCCGCTTTATTTGATTTGAAAAGAAACTACGAATTTAACGACAATGTGAAAATAATTGAAAAAGCATTAAGCGACACGAACGATCCAATAACATTTTATCACTGCGAAGAAAATCCAATCGTAAGCAGCACAATTCCACCGGAAAAGCTAAAACAACACATGGCCGGTGTGAGGGGAAATGTGAAAACCACGGTTGATGCTGTTACAATAAGGGATCTGGTTGATGAACTTGGTCAAATTGATTTGTTGAAGATTGACATCGAGGGAGGCGAATACAAAATTATAGAAAAGTTGGAAACCAAGTTGTTTGACCATATAAATAACATATTCATTGAATGTCATTTTTTTGAGGAAGATTATAAAGAAAAGTATGTATCTCTACTTGAAAAGTTGCGCAACAATGGATATGAAGTAAAAGAATATCTATCGAATCAGTCGAATAATGCCGGAACCAGTGAATGTATTTTTGCTACTAAAAAATCTCAATAATAAAATCTCAATAATAAAATCTCAATAATAAAATCTATGGTTATATTTTTATATAGCGACAAAAACTGCGAACATCAAGCAATGGCTTGCATCAAATCATTAACTCACAAAATTACAGATGATGTAAAGATTGTATACTATACAATCGGATTCGACAGCAGGTTTGAATTCAAGAACTTAAACAAAGTTCGTATTGAATACAAACCACAATATCCAACATTTCATTTTTATAAAGCCGAGCTGTCTTTACTTACTATGCAGATGTTTCCCAATGATTATTATCTATTTACAGACACCGACGTATTGTTCTCACGAAACTTCAACTTCAACGACCATAAATATAACGAGTCATATCCCATGGCAAGTTATGGTCCACATGAATATCCATTCATTTGGCAAGAAGTAAACGGCGTTAAGATTATTTTTAATGAAAAGAAACTAATGACATACCACGGTGTAGCCGACAGAAGTATGAGATACTGCTGGTCTTGCTTTTTTGCATTTAATCCAAACTGCAAAGAGTTTTTTGAAGAATATACTTCAATTTGTCAGAACAAATATTTGCTTGATCGCCGCAAAGATTATTTTCCATATGCCGACGAAACTGCATTTAATGTATGCTTGTGGAAGCGCGGGGCCACTAAGAATCTAAAACAAGGATTTGTAAACACACATTCACTAGAAACGGTAAAAATTGTGGAAGAAAGAAAAGCAAAAAATAAAGTGTTTATGAACAGTGTAGACGCATTTGGTTCAAGTTGGGAAGCCGTTGAAGATCCAGATAAAGTATTGCTATATCACGGATTTAAAGAAAAAATAGAAATGGATAAGACCGTTGATTATCTGTTGGCATGAAATTTAATAAAAATAAAATACTTGACCCAAAAAAACGGAAGTTTTGCTAGATTGAAATAAAATACTTGACATTGAGTAAAACTTTAAATATATACACTGGGAAATCAAGTAAAAATGAAAATATTATGGCAAACGGAATATACAGAATAACAGAAGAGTTTGAAGAAAAATTAGCAAAATACACAGGAGCACAATACGCTGTCACACTTGACAACGCTAGTAATGCCTTGTTTTTATCGTTATATTACGAAAATATTAAAGGTTCTACTATAACCATACCCACCAGAACATACCCAAGTGTTCCATGCGAAATCATACATGCTGGCGGCAAGGTTGCATTTGAACCAGTTGAAGGTGGAACTATAAAGGGTGCATATCAATTGAAACCAACCAGAACATGGGATAGTGCATTAAGATTTACATCAAATATGTATATTCCAAATACATTTATGTGTATTTCATTCACTGGGCCATATAAGCACTTCAAATTAAGTAAGGGTGGAGCTATTCTTACGGACGATCTTAAAGCATATCATTGGTTCAAGCGTGCAAGATATAGCGGAAGACGTGAGTGTTCATATCACGACGACAATCTGGACATGCTTGGGTGGAACTTTTATATGATGCCGGAATTGGCCGCACGTGGTGTTCTTCTCATGAATCAATTTTATAATATGGATGGTACGCCAAAACAAAATGATGATTTGGAAATGCCATATCCGGACTTGTCAAAATTTGAAATATATAAACAATGATTCGAGGATTTTCAAATTACACAAGAGAGGAACTGATAAACTCACTTCTTTCTATCGGAGAAAACGTCTATATTTCAGACGACGTTATATTACACAATCCACAAAACATAATTATTGGAAATAATGTTAGAATAGATTCTCAGTGTATATTGATTACAGGTAAAAATACTAAAATAAAAATTGGAAACGACGTACATATTTCTGCCGGATGTTATTATTATGGAAATTCTGGAAATATCACACTCGAAGATTCTGTGTGTACGTCGGCTCGGTGTACATTATATACCGCAAATGATGATTACACCGAAGGATATATGGCAAACTCTATGGCACCCAAAGAGTACAAGAAAGTAACCACCGGCGATATATTACTAAAAAAATATAGTCTCGTGGGATGTTATACTGTGATATTGCCAAATGTAACACTCGAACATGCCACGTCGGTTGGTGCTCACTCACTGGTAACAAAATCAACTATTCCATTTGATATTATAGCAGGCGTTCCTGCGAAATTTATAAAGAAGAGAAAAAACGTATATCTAAATTAATATGAAAAAATGCGCAATTATACCATGTTTTATAAGTAATCAATATCGGCGAGATTTGATAATCAGTCAGACTAAATTCTTCAACGATCTAAATATAGACGTAGTGTTGGTGTCATCGAATCATATAGAAAAAATTGAAGGTGTTAAAAATTATATTACCATAAACCACGTGATTAATAAAAAGTATTTATCGGAGGGAATTTTTCCATATTGCTGTATTGATGGAATTAAATACTATTCGGGCACTGCTTATAGTAATATTTCCGCGTCAAACTTTTTCGTAAAATTATTTCAAGCTTCTTTTAATTATTGTAAAAATTTGGGTTATGATTTTTGTTATGTTCTTGATTTTGATAATATAATAAAAGAAAGCCACGTTGATGTCGCATTTGGCAAAAATTTAGACTATTCAAAAATTTATTTTTATGATTTGCAAAAATCAAATGAATATCAAGGTGCATTTTTTTATGGCAATTTGAATGTGTTGGTTGATATTTTTTCGGAAAAAAATCTAAACTATATAGAAAAATTAGCAACTGAAAAAAAGGTAATAACCAATGAACAAGTATTATTTGAAATATCGCAATATTATAATAAATTTATAATAGTATTAAAACATAAAGACTTTGAAATATTTTCAACGAGAAACATGTTTTCCAGTAGAAATGTTGCGGATATATTTTACGATGGAGAACGCAAAGAATATTGGTTTTTACAATATAAAGGAGATACCTGTGAAAACGAGTTTGCGTGTGAATTATTTTTGGACGATGTTCTTATATATTCCAACCACTTCAAACACACTAGATATTGGAGCTTGCGTAAATTGGAAAATAATAAAAATTATAAAATAAAATATTATGACGCCGCGATATCTGACTTGACATTGAGTAAAACTATAAATATATACACTGATACAAGTACGGTTACTACATCAAACTGGATACAAAGAACTTAAAATGAAAATAATCAATATCACGCCGGGACTTATATCAATTCCACCAAATGGGTGGGGTGCAATCGAAAAAATTATTTGGGATTATCATCTTGAATTGAACAAGCTGAACATCCGTAATGAGATAAAATATCTCAATGATGTTAAATATGACGAAAGTATGGTTGTGCATGTACACGTGGCTAATCTCGCCAATATGCTTCATGAACGCGGTGTTCCATACATCTTTAGCATTCATGATCATCATGCTTTTTTGTATGGTAAAGATTCTCATGTATATAAAGAAAATTTGAAAGCAATTGAAAATAGTGTGTTTTCTTTGTCACCATGTAAGTTTTTGATACCATATTTTGGAAGCAAAAAGTTGAGATATGTATCTCACGCCGTCAATACAGATGTATTTGCCTACAAAGCAAGAGAAATGAGCAGCAATCCAAAGTTGTTGTGCGTAGCCAACAATGGATATGCTAATGACCAAAACAAAGACCGTAAAGGGTTTGCTATTGCAATTCAAGCGGCTAAACAGTTGGGACTACCGCTTACGATTGCCGGTCCACGCAACAATGATAACTTCTTCAAAACACTTGATCCTGAACTCAACAACTATGAACAACTAACCAAGATATATGACTTGGATGAAAAGTCTCTCATTGAGTTGTATAACAGCCATGATATATTTTTACATTTCTCTGAACTAGAAGCCGGTCATCCAAATCTTACATTGTTGGAAGCAATGGCATGTGGTTTGCCCGTGGTTGGTACGTTTGAAGAACAAAAATATAAAGGTATGGTTGTTACTTCGCGTGATATATCTGAAGCAATTCGTGGTATTGAAGATGTGAGATTAAATTATAAAGCATACAAAAATGCCGCGTTGGAAAATGCCAAAGAAAATTCATACAGCAACAGAGTACATGATTTGGCCAAACTATACAGCGAATATCGTGAATGTATTTTTGGTAATCAATTGATTGATAGTTACAAAAACACAGATGTGGTATACAAAGAGCCAAAGAAACCAGAAAACAAAATTAAAATAACTTTCGATGATGGTGCCAAGGTGGATATACCCGGCCCAGTTGACAAGAGTTATAAGATCAAGTTTATTGATTTTCACACAGGTCATGTTGTGTATGAAACCAAACTTAAAAATAACATGTGGGCATCAACTTCCACAAAGTATTTCAACAAGTGGGTGGTTGAGGTATATGACATATCAGATGGTTATGATGTATTGGTAGAAAAACACACATTTGATCCAAAAAACAAAAAAGTTAAAGTTGTGTTAGACAGCGAAAGCCTTGGGGATTTGTTGGCATGGATTGGTGCCGTCGATGAGTTTCAAAAGAAACATCAATGTATAATGGAATGTGCAGTGTTTAATAAAGTACTTCGTCCAATGTTTGAGAAGAATTATCCAAATATAAAATTCTTGGCTGTGGATGTGTATACAGATCCATATTATGCTAAATACAAGATTGGCTGTTTTGATGGAGAAAATAGCAAGAATCATATTCCAACCGACCCAAGATTGCTCAATCTATGTTCTATTGCCACAACCATACTGGGTTTGACCAACATAGAATACAAACCAAAGATTACTTTTGATGCCAATAAGTATAAAAATGTAAAGAAGAAGTATGTGTGTATTGCTACTCAAAGTACTTGTCAAGCAAAGTATTGGAACAACAAAACTGGATGGAAGACCGTGGTGGATTATCTAAAACGCAATGGATATGAAGTATGGTGTATTGACCGACACAATAGTTTTGGCGTAGACAAAAGTATGAATTATATGCCAGAAGGTTGTGTAGATAAAACCGGCGACTTTACACTGGACGAACGCATGGCTCAAATAGCAGGAGCACAGTTCTTTATTGGACTAAGTTCCGGTTTGAGTTGGTTGGCATGGGCCGTAGGCAAGCCCGTGGTGTTGATCAGTGGATTTACCAAGAGTCTGTGCGAGTTCCATACTGAATATAGAGTGATCAATGAAAATGTGTGTAATGGCTGTTGGAACGATGTGTCCTGCAAGTTTAGTCGCAATGATTGGTTTTGGTGCCCAAGGAACAAAAACTTCGAATGTTCCAAGGAAATATCAGCCGACATGGTATTGAAACAAGTCAAAAAATTGATATAATAACGCAGTTATATATACTTATAAGCATGGACATTTCTATAAAGAACCTAAAAAAGTATATTTTTGAACCAAAAACAGAGTCTCTGCGTCTAAAAAGGGCCAATGAAATACTAAGTCAGAACATGGTCATCACCGAAAAGGTGGATGGAACAAAACTTACATTGGTACGTACACAGCAAGTTGATAAAGTAGATTATACCAAAAATTGGGTTGTGGCATATAAAGGAACTGTGTTATATGCCAAAGAGTTTGCTCATTTGGGTGATAAAGAAAAGGGTGATATATCCCAATCTTCTGTTGGTATTGGTCAATATTCCATGATATTTGATCATTTGGCCAAGATAAACAATAAGATTAACAGCATTCCAAAGAGCACTGAGTTTAGTGTTGAGTTTGCTCAAAACAAAGACACATTGACTCGTACATATGTCAACAAGGGTGGCTTGTTCTTGAGAAGTTATGGTGAAGTGCAGTATCGTGTAGTTGGCGGAGATTTGCACACCATTCCAAAACAAGAAATAACAGATTACAAATCTGTGAATAAGATGGCAGAATTGTTGGAAATATCATCATTTCCCATATTCTTTCAAGGAAAACTCAGCAAGGAAAATCTGCTAAAGAATCCTTTGTTTGGATCAAAACTAACAAATGTTGATTGGTCCAATCCGACTGATGTTGTGACAAAATTTTCGGAGGCTATTCTGGCTGTTCCATCTACATTGGGTGGCACAACAGAGGGTGTGGTAATGAAGCTTGATAATGGAGAGTTCTTCAAGTTGGTGCAAGCCGATCAATATGATGCTGGAGTTCGTGGTGCAAAGAAGGACGCATATAAACTTGAACCAGAAGCCGCTTCAGCATACTTTCAACAAATCAGAGCATTGATTCAAAATATCTTTGCTGCGATTGGCACTGAAGGAAAATCCGAAGAAGATGTTATTTCAGATTCTAATTTTTATATTGCCAAAAACGGTGCCAAGTTAAAGAAGTTCTTTGATGCTCTGCAAAAGATTGCTGGTGATAAAAAGAATATTGTTCAAATCAAAGATGACATTCACGACACTATTCGTTTGATGACATCAAAACAAGGTTTGCTTGGTTCAACGGGAAAAACTCTTGCTCTTATTCCAATTGCTGGCAAGCCGCTACACATTGGTCACTGGAAGCTTATTGAAAAAGCAGCCAATGAAAATGATAGAGTGATTGTTTATACATCATCTTCTGACAGAATAAAGAAGGGCGAGTTTCCTATAAAGGGAGATGACTTTGTGAAACTATGGAGTGATGTGTTTATTCCATCTTTACCAAATAATGTAAAAGTAAAGTTTGTTGATTCTCCAGTTCGCGCTGTTATGCATGAACTTGGATGGTTGGAACAAAGATTGACTCAAGACGCCGCAGATATGCCAACCATAAATTTGTATTCTGATAAAGACGACGTTGAAACAAACTTTAAAGACGAAGATTTAAAAAAGTATCCAGAGTTGTTGGCGGCTAATAAAATTAAAAAAGTTGGTGTAGAAAGAACTGCTACTGTCAATGTCAGCGGAACCAAGATGCGTGAATTTTTGATGAACAATGATAAAGAATCATTCTTGAAAAATCTTCCACCGGTCAGCAACAAAGACAAAGAAGAAATTTGGAATACTCTCATAGCAAACAAGCCAGAACCAGTATCAGAAGTTAATCCATATGCTGCTTTGGCAGAAGAATTGATACAAGCAGAAACAGAGTTGTTTCGTGAAGGTGGTTGGAGATCTACTGCTACACAATCAACTATTATAACTCCAAAGAAAGTGTCAAATATTTTGAGTACAATGAACAAGTTTGTATCAGAATTCAATGCATATTCAAATCTTCCTCCTATAGAATCCAATGGTCCGGTAGGTTCAGCGATGTATTATAAACAAGATTTGGAAAAAGATGATGTAGAATATGGTGATATAGATATTCAAATTATATTGCCAGAAGAAAGCAATGATAGAACATCACAACTAGCATCCAATAAAAAATATTCAGACAAGATTATCCAGTTTATTCAAGAAAAAAAACCGAGCTATATATATCCAAACTTTCAAGATAAAGACTTTGGCACAGGATATTTAATATTCAACGTTGGTGGTGAAAACATCCAAGTTGATTTGGTTTTGTCATATAAAGTATCATCAGAATGGACAAAAATTAGAACAACTCCAGAAAAAGGACTAAAAGGATTTGTTACTGGAAATCTATTGAGTGCATTGTCCGATGCTCTTAATGTTGTGCTGGGATCAAACACCAATCCATATATAAATACGATAGATGGTAAGGTTGCGTCATCTCTGATTAAAACAAACGCAAAGCCTGTGTTCTTTAGTCCAAATCAAGTATTTTTGGATATATTGAAGTTCTATGGCAATCTTGCAGGTGTTTCAAAAGTAAATTCATCAGTATTACAGGGTTATTATGGATTGGATGCAAACGATCCATCATTAAAGAAAAAATGCGAAACCGTGGTTGCTTTGAGTAAAGCACTTGATAATAACAGAGCATTTGATAAAGGAGTTGTTGTATCAAAGAATGGAACGGCATTTAAATCCAGAGAAGAATTTGTAAAATATGTATTAGATACATTCATAAAAAATATGAAATCGGCAGGCACTGCAAAAAAATTAGAAAAAGCAGAAACACCAGAAGCTATGAAAAATATTGAAAAGATAAAACGTGACGCAAATCTTGGTATAGAATTGGCAAAGCAACTAATCAGAGAAGAAATTGCATTATTGACCGAGTCTGGTCAATCTGTTGCAATGGCATTCGATAAAAAAACAGAGACTGTCATTGGCCCAAAGACTGTCAATGGTCAACCAGCCCAAGCCACCACAAAACTCAGGATTGTTGATCCACAAGGCAAAGACATTCGTTCTGCTGTATCTGGTGATGTGAAGGAACTTATATATGCACTAAATAGTAAGGTAGGTTTTTGGAAAAAGAACAATCCATATATTGAAAATGGGTTTGTGTTCAACGGCAGTTCTCAATATCTAATGAACGGTGATGCAAAATATAAAGATTTAGCTAAATACAAATCTGGATTTGGTGACATTGATGTGATCGTGCCAAAAGAAAAGTTGGACACAATGGAAGCATACTTGGATAACATTGATGATAGAAAAGTGGAATGGACGCCAACACCAGAAAATAAAGTTAGTAAAAATTTTTATTATGTTGGTCGTACAAAAAATCAACGTGCTTTGGCCGGTCAAACAGTCACATTGTGGTATTATGCTCCAGTAAAACAAGTAGTACAAATTGACTTTGAAGGAGATGAAATGACACTTGATCCACAGGGATTTGAAAAACCATCTGAATGGAACAAGTTTATCAAAGATTCTCCATGGCAAGATTTGACCATAGGAATCAAAGGATTGGCAGGAGCTATTTTGTTGCGTGGTCTGACACGAGCAGCAACCGCAATACCAAATGCTGTGTATGTCACCAACTCAACTGCACTCAAGATACAATCCGGTGAGTTGAAGAGTTTGGTTAATACCAAGGGCAAGAGCATGGTTTCTACAAACGCTATTCACTCACTGCTTTCGCAATATACATTGAATACAAGCGGTTCTGGTCATGCTGGTGTTCGCAAGGCATACCGCCTTGTTGCTAAGAACATGGATCATGAAGGTAAGAAAGTTGATGTTTATACCGACATTGCTGCCAGCGAAAGCAAACCAGAAGATCGTATCAACAGCGTAAATAAAGTATTTGAACTAATTTTTAAACGCAAGCCAAGTAGTCAAGATGTTGAAAACTTCAGAAGTTATGTTGGATTGCTGACACTCATGAAGACTCTACCAAAAGATGTTCAAGTCAACGCGTTGGAAAAAGCCAAGGACGGTTTGACTCAAGCAGGTTTGGAACCGGCAGAATATGCTCCAATTCAAAAAGCAGCCAAAACGATTTTGGGAATATCCATATAATAAATGTTCGCAAAGAATAAATGAAGCGAACATTCATATATATACAAAAGGTTATAACATTATGAAAAACACGGATATAATTAAGTCATATTTGGCAGGAGAAAGACCCTATATAAAAGTAGGATATACTGGCGATAAGGATAAGTTTATCGTTCGCAAAACAGGTGAACGCTGGACTGATAGTAGCGGAAAAGAATGGGAACAAAAAGAATATGGTCCGTCAGCAGTAACCAGAGTTTCGGACATCATTAGAATAGAAACCAACGATAAATGTAAATGCTGTGGCACTGAGGTTCGTTGGGGATCAAAGATTGATCGCAAAATGCATCTCAAAACCGGTAAATGTTTTGATTGTTTGATTGAAGAAGAAACTCAACTGCGTCTCAAAGGCAAGTTCAAGCTATACGAAACCAAGAAACTGTTGGAGAATGAATTATCTTACTTGAATGATATAAAGCAGAAACTCAAAGAAAGCAAAGAATATTTGGCATCAAATGATTCAAAAAAACTAACATATGTCAATTCCAATGGATTTGTTGAAGAATGGGATAACAATGTGCGTGCTGAACTGACCACGAGTATAGAAAAAGATTGGAAAACTTGTTTGAAGAAAATCAAAGAAGGTCAAAAAGAGTTAAAGAAAATCAACAATGAAATTGACTCAGTTCTTGCACCAGTCTGATATAATCGAAGGATTGGCAATCAGAGTAAAGAACAAATACCCAGAAAAAGGTATGTGTGAGTTTATTGCGAAAGATTTGGTAAAAGAACTAAAAAGTCGTGGTATAAATGCTAAACATGTTGAAGGTAATTTCACATTGGACGAACCAGCAGCATATCAATTTATTAGTCCATTGGATGAAGTAAATGATGAATATACCATAGACCATGATTGGGTGGAAGTAGAAGGTGTGATTGTTGATGCATCAGCTTCTCAATTTAGAAAATATGTGTATGAACAAATACCAGACATTGTAATGGCAAATTATACACATCCGTTATATACCAAATACGAACCGCACAATTATGTCTAATACGACAAAAAATATTAGAGATGTAATTCGGGAAGAGTATATAAAGTGTGCCAAAGATCCTATATACTTCATGAAGAAGTATGTAAAGATTCAACATCCTATTCGCGGCACATTGCCATTTCTTACTTATCCATTTCAAGACAGAACTTTGACCGACTTGATCAAATATGATCAAAACATTATTCTCAAAAGTCGTCAGATGGGTATTACTACACTAGTTGCTGCATATTCATTGTGGCTCATGGTGTTTCATGAAAACAAAGAAATCATTTGTTTGAGTATCACACAAGAAACATCCAAAGCAATTGTAACCAAAGTTCGTTTTGCCAATGACAATCTACCAAGTTGGTTGAAACTGAAAGAATCAGAAGACAATCGACTGTCATTGAAACTATCCAACGGTTCCAAGATTGTTGCTATTTCATCAGCCGGTACAGCCGGTCGTTCGGGTGCTGCATCTTTGCTGATCATTGACGAAGCTGCGTTCATCGACAATATCGACGAAATCTGGTTGTCTTCTCAATACACTTTGGCTACTGGTGGTAAAGCGGTTGTGTTGTCTACACCAAATGGTGTGGGTAATTGGTTTCACAAAATGTGGACAGAAAGCGAAGCTGGTCTAAACAACATGAATCGTATTAGCTTGCCTTGGAATCATCATCCAGAACGCGACCAAAAATGGCGCGATGAACAAACCAAGTTGTCTAGCGAAAAAGGAGCGGCACAAGAATGTGATTGTGAATTTAGTACGTCAGGCAATACCGTTATTGATATTCCACTACTAGAATGGTATGAAAAAAATCATGCGATTGATCCAACAGAAAAGCGTGGATTTGATAAAGGATTGTGGATATACAAATATCCAGAAGCTGGTAAAAGTTATATGATAAGTGCCGACGTTGGTCGAGGAGATGCCGCCGACTTTAGTGCGTGTCAAGTGTTGGAAATAGAAACAATGGAACAAGTGGCAGAATACAAAGGAAAAATACCAACAAGTGATTATGCTCGGTTGCTCATGACAATTGCAACTGAATATAATCAAGCATTGCTTGTTATAGAAAATGCCAATGTAGGATGGGCAGTTATACAAGTTGTATTAGACAGCAACTATCCAAATCTATTTTATAGTTCATCAGATTTACAATATGTGGATGTGGAATCGCAATCCACAAACAAGATAAATGCAGAAGAACGCAAAATGACACCGGGCTTTACTACATCCAACAAGTCTAGACCGCTTCTAATATCCAAGCTTGAAAGTTATATTCGCAATAAAGAAGTAATCATACACAGCAAGCGATTATTGGAAGAATTGAATGTATTCATATGGAAAAACACCGGTGGATCGTCTGCCAAAGCAGAAGCCATGACTGGTTATAATGATGACCTTGTATTGTCAATGGCTATTGGATTATGGATAAGAGATGTAGCATTGAGATTGAGAAAAGAAGCAGATGAATCTACTCGTCTTATAATATCAAAGATTGGTTCTACATCCAACGAACAGATAAAAAATAATATGGTGGCGTTGCATAAATCTGGGAATAATCCTTATGGAGTTTATAGCAATCCTTGGAAAATGAGTATTGGTGGACCAAGTGGTGTTGGTGGACAGAGTAAAACAGAAGATCTAACATGGCT